ATTCTAGAAATCTTCACTTCCGATAGTAATATCATAATATCTCTGTGTATCTATCTAAGAAGGTGATTGAAACTCACCAAATCTCTACAGTTGAGCTCCAAACTATTGAGCTGCTTCATCTATAGCAGCTTTCTAGGCTGCACCAATTCTATATAACTCTCCAAAATTAATCGGAGAGTAAGTATTTATAAACTGAGCCTATGCGGCTTGATCATACATATTTGCTGCCATATTATCCTCTTCTAAATTGTTTCATTAAATTAATATAATCTCCAGATTTATAAGCGGCCTCTAAGAATGGAGCATACGCTTCTAGCATAGCAATATCTCTATTTCTTTGATTTCTCATAAGTTCCTTATTCTAGAAGTAATTGCTTAATTGTGATAATCCTGCTCTATTAATGTTTCTAGAAGAAGCTCTACTTCTAGCATTTTGATCTATGGATAAATTTCTAGAACCAATGAATTGTTGTCCAAGATTATTTAAAGTATTTGCATAATCACTCTTATATTGATTATCTATGTTATTTTTCTGTGAATATAAATCTGATATAGCCTTGTCAGCAGCTATTTGACTCTATAGTCTATATGCTAAATTAGCTCCTGTGGTAGGATTGTATTGGGAGGCATTATAATTTGATATAGCTCTATTTTCTCGTATAGCTCTCTTAGCTGGTGCAATATCAAATTTTCTACCAGACATTGTTCTTATAATATTATCAGCATACGGATTGTATACAGCTTCAAAATTTTCTGGATTTGCCATTAGATTTGAAAATATCGGAGCTATTTGTGATATGTTAGAAGTGATATCTCCTAAAATTTTTCTCCAATCATTTTTATCTTTAGGAGGGTTCTCGTTATTGTTATCTTTTTTATTCTGATTATTTACTGTTGTAGAAACTAGTGTCTCATAAGGTATTACTTCATCTCCTACTCTTGATATAGCTTCTCCACTAAGATCTATTTCATTGTTAATGGGCTCTACTATAGATTTTCTATTAGGTTTACTTATTGTAGTACCGGTAGATCTTCTAGTTTTAGTTGGAGTTACAGATATGTTAGGTATATTTACAGAGTTATCGGTCGTTGTGCTATTGATAGGGGTTGTATAATCAGAACCTGATAACAACCAATAAGGTACTCCACCTCTCCATTCTCCACTATTTACCAAGTTATCTGATGCCAACGTTTTAGCAGCAAGAGAAGAGGCATTTGTAAAAAAGTTAGGTGTATTTCTTCTTGAAGTTGTTATTTGTTCATCAGGAACTCTACTCTGAATTTCATTGTCTAGATTAAGATCATTAGTTACAGCAGTGGGAACATTGATAGTACTGTATTTACCAGGAGTATATCTTGTAGAGTCATACACATCTTCCCAATAATTCCATGGTCTATACAATCTATCCGCAACTTTAACATATTTACCATTATTCGCTGCAGTAATTATGTCACCGTCTGCTGCTGCCTATATACCGTTCTTAACCTTAGATCTTTTATTCTTAGTTATTTCTTGAATAGTAAATAATTCATCGTGAATAGCCTAATCATTCATTTCATTAAGCATTGCAGAATTCTCTGCATATTTATCTTTACCTTTTGTCTTCTGTTTAGACATCAATCTTTTACCCATTTGTGCAAATGTTTCTTTACTTCCCGGTACTTTTAATGTATCACTTAATACTCTACTACCTTCCGGTAAATTTACTAAATTACTATCTGTTGGTTTTCCTTCCTCTGGAACTTCTAGTATATGTCCTTGAGGCGTGTTAATTAGTTCTCCATCGTCTACATATGCCATGCTAGAAGGAATCTAACCTCCAAACTCCATAGTATACACATTTTGATCATAATCTTCATCCCATTCCTACTGAGCTTGCGCTCCAATACTAGCTCCAATTCTATGTTGCCCTGCTAAAGTTTTAGCAGCTTCGTACCTACGTTTTAAACCCTTATTACTGATAGCTCCTCGTATGCCTGTGCCCAGAGTAAGAGTAGGGTCTTCATAGAATCCACCACCTGATATTTTACCTTTCTTACCTACTAATCCTGTAGCCAATCCTGCAGCTCCACCTACAATAGCTCCAACTGGACCAGCAACTGATCCCATCTGAGCTCCAGTAGCAGCACCTCCTATTACATTTTGTATTGATTGTTGTACTGCTTCTCCTTTAGTAGTAGCTGTAGAAGGACCGACTAACATACTGGCTATATTAGTCACACCTCCTATTATATCTGAACCTTTGCCTAATATATCTGTAATATTTATATTATTAGTAGAAGTAGATGTATTTCCAGTAGGTCCAAGAGATGCTCTTTGAGCAGCATTAGGACCGTACTTAGAAAAATTAGGTACTCCTAATAACTGTTCTGTCATCTAACGTTGCCAATCTACTCCACCGTATTGGTATTTCTTAATACCTTTAATTTTTCTTTTACTTTTCATGATTATACTAATGAGTATCTATATGTTGTATTAATATTTGGAAGATTGAAATTATGTTGATTATCACAATTAATAGTATAATCACATATCAAATATTTGCCTCTTAACCTACCAGGCAGTGATAATTCATCTTCATGAGTGTCTTCTCTACCTATAGCAAACCTATAAGTATCTTCTCTATAATCTATAGCATATCCTCCAGTTAGATAGTTTTCCTATATAGTACCAACCTAATTCTTAGTAGTAAACTTTGCATCTATTAACATGCTATTTATATCTCTGAACTAGCCACTGAAGAAAACATTATCAAATGTTTTAGTTACTAATGGATCTTTATTAACTACATATTGTAACTTAGACTACATAGTATTTAACGGAAAATCTGCATTTTCCATTATCTTATTATTGTATATATACAATAACTTATCAGAAAATCTGAGATGAGCTTTAGGATTAAACGTATAAAATGAAGTAAACCTCTAAGTATATTCATTAAATACTAGTACTGCATTATCGAAGCACATCTGTACTTCGTTAAATTTATTATCATATATGCTAGTACGTACTTGAATATCTGGATTATTATTCAAGTAAGTCTATACATTTTTTTCTTTAGATAACTTATGTATCCTATCAGAAAAAGAACATATCTCATTCTTATCCGTATCATACCAATATAGAGAAGCATCTGATGCTACTATACTCTAATCGTTAGATATAGAAGATCCATTATTAGTAGATACATAATCGTATCTAGTAAGGATTCCTCCAGTACCTAAAGTAAGAGTACTAACATTATTGTCTGTAATCAAAGATCTATCATTTACAGATGCTATTCCTAATGCAGAATCTTGCCAGAAGAATAACTTATCTCCGAAAGCTTTCATATTAGTAACAGGTCCGTATTGGCTATCTACTTCCATATAATTGGCAGGTTTAAACTAAGCCCAACTATCTGTAATCTCATTAGCAGTTTTAGTCTCAGAATAAATTATTTTGTTCGGCAATCTTAAGTTAGCCATAGAAGTAGTAGAATCTGCCGCATACATCTGTGTACTAGGCTATAATGAGTAGACATCGTTATATGCATAATACGGTTTAGTCTGATTAGAAAAACCTAAACTATGTATATAATTAGTTAAGTATGGATTGGGACAATTTCCTCTTTGTCTACTCATACTTTCACCATAAGCAAGATTTAGATTGATAGTAGTTTCTAACGGAATGTAATCACTTAAACTTACTTTAGTTTGTCTACTATCATACTTTCCGCCTCCTTGCCCATCTGCAATAGGTGATCCAGTTCTATGGTCTAATACTCCAAGATAAGTATCTCCTCCAAATACATAGTTAACATTACTATCTGCTTCAGATATTAACTTATATGATGATGTGGATATATACGTAGAATTGCTTCTAGCATTATAATTATTACCTCCATAAGGAACAATTCTCCTTTTTATATTTACTACAGGAGTTGAGAAAGGAGTATGATTATAGAAATTTATCAAGTTCTTAACCCCTTCTCCTACAGCTATCTTATCGTCTACAGCAATAGAATGTTGTCTAGGAAAATAACCATCTAGTTCTACTACAGCACAACTTCCGAAGTAACACATTTTTGCACTAAGCCAGTCAAACTATTCCTAGTTATTCCACATAACTCCAAAATTTAAATAGGAACGTGATCCTATGCCTCTATAGTAAGCTTGAATATTACCTAATTCTCCATTAGGTATAATAGGAGTAGTTATTGCTCTATTTATGTCAAATTGTATTCTATTTCCACCCTATAAATTCTGATAGTGAGTGATATACCTCTTTCCTATCATATTAACTACCATCTCGTCATCATCAGAACTATCCACATTAACCGCATTATAAAAGAATCCATCTTGTTTGAATATTGATCCTAAGAAACTTGGTTGAACGTAGGCAGTCTATGTGTTCATAGCATATGTCTGATACGGAGTCTGAAAATACTTAACAAAACCTTCTAACTTTATATTTTGGTTGTTTAATACAGGTATAGTTCTAGTAGTGTTAGGCATTCTAGTGTCACACCAATGACACAAGTCTAGATAAGTATTGTCACCTAATTCAGATATAACTTCATCGCCTGTAAAATCTATTTCTGGAGTTATTAAACTGAATATATTTTTAACTATACGATCCTAATTTAAATAAAGTTCTCCGTCTCTATAAGTAGTAGGTGCATCATAAAAACTAACACCACCGCATATAGACATGTTAGTATCTGTAACTCCAAGAGGTATTCTAGGTCTTGTGTCCATTTCACTTTTTAGCCATGTACCTGTAGTAGCATTAGGCCAAGGAAATGCAGTAGTATCAGACAGTATACCCTACATTAATACAGTTCTATCTTCTGCCGTTCTTTTGCATCTTACTATTTCGTATGCCACAGCTCCGTCCGGAAAATTCTTTATATTAAACTTAACCCCTATAGCTTTACCTATAAATTCCTATGTAATAGAATTAGTAAGATCTCCATTTACAAAATACATGTAAAAATACCAAGGAGATACTTCAAATGAATGCGGGAATTTGATATCTGCTATCCAATAAACAGGACTGGCAACATTCTTATTATTAAAAAATATTATACCAAATCTGTATATTTCGTCTCTCTAATACCCTTTATATTTTGAGTCTATATAAGGGTCACAATAATTGGGTATTCTTTGTTTTACTTCAGGATATTTTACTACAATATTACTACCATCACTAACCTGATATATTATTTTTCCTTCATCCTATTTTCTAGGTACACTCATGAAATTATAATCTAGAATAGTATCTAACACTATGTCTGTAGTTATAAACTCATAATCTATATTTAAGCCTGTGCCGCCTAATACTAGTGACTATTCTGAAGAAGATTTAAATTTATATTTTGAAACAGTATTATCATTAAGCTTATAATCTGATAAGTTTAATGGACATATACAATCATGTTTTTTATCTATAGATGATAATACCTACTTTAAAGTACTATCTGTAGGAGTAACAGATATACTAGACCCTGAATCAGCTGCCTATAATATTAACTTGTTACTTCCAGTAAATCTATACGACCTGGCATCATACTCTTCTCCATTTATCATTGGTTTCCAAGTAGTTTCTCTGACATCTGCAGCAAACAATATATTATCTTTTTTTTCTAGAGTAGCTGCAGTGAAATCACTACCGATATTAGCATTAAATTCTTCTATAGTTACAGTATTCAACGTTTTATTACCTAAATCAGTATATGTTAAAGAATTACCGGAAGGTAAATCTATTTCGTCAATAACATCTATATTAGCTATTTCGGTATTATCTACGTATTGTATTCTTACTATTCTGCACTTGTCAAATAATCCAGAAACTACATTAGATAAATCAATTACAATATTAGCACTTTTGCCAGTATTAACATCTTTATTTACTCCTTGATATTCTGCAGAATCGGTAGTAGTATTACTGGATGTTAAGTGCATAGTGTTACTCGCAGGAGCATACCCAGTACTAGAACCTCTTTCATTATATAACTGATAAGTGTACTATACTTGTCCAGATAATAATGACCCATTGGTTCCAAGACTAACTATTTTAGGAGCAACTAGCAATGTGCTTGGTATTATATCCAATGAATCTGGATTCTTTATATTACCTTCTTCATCTAATGCTGGATTAGTACCTTCAGAGTTTTGCACATACCTATCACTCATTATATTTAGTGATCTAATACTACTCTCTCCATCTGTAAAATACATTTTAATAATAGAATCAGATTCATAGTTAGCAACTATTTTTACTCTGCTAAATCTATTATAGTTAAGCCTTCCTTTTAATACCAGTGTGTGCTGTATTAATCCTTCTTCGTAACCTTCTACTCTATATATTCTAGTTATACCATATGGATCTGCAGTAAGTATGATACCATATTGATTAATTATGGCTGTAGCTAATACTACCTCGTCACTGTCCATGAAATCACCACCTTGTATCAATTTAGTGCTTTGTATATTCTAAAGTACTCCACTAGTACCGTCTTTATTAGTAAGGATACGTACATTTTCTGCATACCTGTATTGTGATTCTGGTATAGCAGTAATATCAATATCCAAATTCATCCCTTCGATGAAACTATTCGTCTAGAAAGTATTACTCATATTCTGTTCTAATTATATAATAACTGTTCGTCTCCAGTACTTTCAAAGAAAGTATCATGGTCATCGAATTCAGTATATAGTTTGTGCCAATCATTTTTGATACTCTCAAGTTCATCTGGACCAGGCATCATAGCTTCAGCATAAGCCTACTTTCTATAGAAATTCCAAGATCTTTTAATAGAATAATAAATTTCATTTGATAGTTGCCCCTTTATCCATTTTGCGTATAGTATTTTTGTACCTATATAATACATTAACGCTTCTTTATATGAAGGTAAATCAGGTATCATAGGCATACTATCTTCATCAGTAGGTATAGCGTGATAAGATATTTTAACCCAACCACACGGCACATTAACAGTAATGTAACCAGGTTTAGTAGAGTACTGTAGACTGGTATTAAAAGTAGCCGGATTACCTATTATCAGTCTTCCGTTATTACTAGGTACAGTATATTGATTTACTAAAGCATCTAAGGTTTGTTTAATATTCTTATCACTATTAAGTATCTCTAAAGCTTCCTTATCATCATCTAGATTGAAGATATTCTTAACCAATGGAATCAAGGCACTATCTTGTACTAGCATTTTGGGATTGCACCCACTACATTTCTTATATATACCAAAAGAGTTAGTAACCTTTCTCATTGGTAACCAACCACAGCCATTTTCAAAAGAGAATGCAACTTGTCCCAATCTATAAAGATCACAAGGCAGTTTAGCTTGATAATTCTCAACTATTAAATTAGTTGTTTTGTGTTCAAGCTATTGTACTGCGCCTATTTTCTCCATACCTTCACCAATCCACTCTTTGATGTCTGTTATTTTAATTTCGTCTTCCTTTAAATCATAATCTGCTATAATTTTAGCAATTATTTCTTTAGATGTAGTTAATCTATCAATCATTGTAATACCTCCATTTAGAGCCATAAGCTGTTTTTCTTCTACCACGTAAACAATCAGATATGGCAGATTTATTGTTTATGTTTCCCGTATCTTTAGCAGCTTCAGTAATAGAACTGTATATTTTTTCTATTCCATCTTTATAAATTCTAACTATTTTAGTTCTTTTTGCATTGTCTTTTTTATAAGAAATATCTGTCTTATAATCATAAGACCATATAAATCCACCAATGCTTTTACATAATCCTGTGCAACATTTGTTTATTGTACCTGGAGTTACATTAAGATTTAATAACTTGACTGCTTGTTTCGAATTTAGAAAACACCCTATAAATTCTCCATCTTTATTATAACAATATACATTTTTACATCCTTTCCCTATTCTATTTTTTGTTGCTTTATCTACTATTTTGGGATCTCTTTTCTTTCCGTAATATAGATCATGCAATCTTTTCTTCGCTTGCTCCGGCATCTTATGCCCAGTGTTTGATGGATGACTTGCTATTTTACTTATGTTATACTCTGGATTTAAATCTAAATATTTTTGTTCTAAATACAATAAAGTATCTCTTACAGGAGAACATATTTCTAGTATGTTTACTTCAAAATTATATTCTCCATATTTATCATAAGCTCTTTGCAACGCGATGCTATGATGTTTCTACTTTCTTAGATGAGAACGATGCTGTATTAATCTATCATAAAAGTTATTAGTACTACCTATATAAGAATGACCGTTTAAGACATTCTTAATTTGGTATATTCCGGCTTGTTTTGGTATATCCTAAATATCACTTAATTTCCACGTAATCATGTTCTCTATTTTTTATTATTTGAGCCAATCTTCTTTTATTAGCGCGAGTGGCTACGAATTGATATTTAGTTTTATTAGTTAATAGACAATCCTTTTTCGACCACAAAAAACGGTATTTAAAAAAATTACTATGTTCATTAATAAAGTAAACAGCTTTACCTTGTATAGCACTCTCGTGATAGTCTATTCTAAGACTCTTATTGTCGAAGTTTTTAGGCTATCTCTTAACAATACTTAAGTACCCTAATCTACATGGTAATCTAAATTCTTTACTATGCTCCATTATTTCTTCTACTATAAATCTAAAGTAATCTTCAACTATCTGTCTATATACTTTGTAGTCAACATCGTATACAGTATCTCTTTCTATATTAGATAAGTAGAACTAATAGAAGTCCATTATAGTATATGATTTCTTATTCATTATTGCTACTGTTTATATATGTTCTACATATCGTCATTAGAGTTATTAGTAGTATCCGTAGGCATCTTAGGCATAACATTCAGCTCTTTACTGAATATAAGATCTTTTATAGTAGGAATCATATGTGCAGGTGCTGGATATGGTTCGTCTGGATCGAAGCATTCATTAGCATCTGCAGGATTCTCCAGTATAACATCAGCCTCTATATATTCTAACTGATTATTACCTCCTTCTACGTATATACGACTATCTTTTAAGTAAGCAATATAATCCTTACATGTATATTTTCTATACTTCTAAAGTTTCATTTTGGACTCACTACCTAACTATATCAGATTACCATACATATCCTTTACAGAAATTAGACCTGTTCTAAAGTGAAAGTCTATGAGTTTAGGTAACGTTATATCACTAACATATACAAAGTGACCTGGTATACACTCTTTTCTTTCTAAGTGTATACATCTAATAGTTTGAACATACATGGGATTGATATCTCTACCCTTATCTATGTCTTGCTTAATTAGTAAAGCTCTATATTGATGTACCCACATCTCTATTTGATACCTAGATAAATGCTCAGATTCCGATATACTATTATTTCTTGCTATTAATAGTATATCATCTATTATATTGGACAATGTGTTTAATTTCATAATGCATTATTTATTAAATATATCTATAACGTATTTTAAGGACTTTTTAGACACTTTGTATGTAAAGTAGTACAATTGACAAGGTATAGTAATAGCGTTTAAATAAAAGGCTTAAAATAAAAAAGGCTAGTATTAACTAGCCTCATTCATTGCTTTTTGCATATTCTATGGTAACATCTATTTCATCTAAGGTGGAACCACATTACTTGCTTGCTTTATTAATCCTTTTAACTCTGCAACTTGTTCTTGTAATTCCTTTATTCTAGGATCTTCTTGTTTCAAATTTTCCTCCTAATAATCCAACTACTTGAGTATTGCATCGCACTTATTCATCTCTTCTTCATACTTAGCTAAAGCCTCCTTCTTTGCCTTGTATTCATTATAATTATTCTTTACCATTGTTATTATCTATTGTTTATCTGTTGCTATAGTTAAACCTACAGCTCCATCAGTTACAATAGACTTATTATCTTCTACAGATAATTTCTTCTATTCGCCGTCACACCCTATTGTTATATCAACTAGCTTCTTTCTATTCTAATTTGGTAGAGGAAACTATTGAGGAGGAAGGGGTTCATCATAAACCTTGGATACATTCATTACAGTACCTTTATAATAAGTAGTACTTTTCTTAAACGTTCCAGTTATTTCTAATACATGTATAGGATCTCCTATATTTAATTGTGCAAATGTTATCATAATAAGTATTTATTAAAGGGCTCCTAAGAGCCCTTTTTGATTAAAGATTACGCAGTAGCAGTAGTAGGCGGTATAATATGGTTTACAGTTTGAAATATACCATTTGATTTATTATAGTAAATCAGATATCTATTACCAGTGGATATTTCTTCTGTAGCCATTTGATCGCCTGAATCATTTATAAGAGCTCTAGCCCCTGTAGAAGTAGTAGTCGTAGGACTTACTTGATTAGCTGTTCTAGTAGTATCTATACTTACTAAAGAAGCTGCAGTTACTGTTGTAGCAGGAGTATTTACTATATTAAGTAAAAATATTCCCTCACAAGGAAGTTGTCTCCAGATTCTAGGACAGATACCATAAGTAACAGTATTATTGGTAGTATCAGTGGTAACATATATTGTTCTCAATGAAGGTATACCAAAGTTATCTATAGTTCTTACTCTACTTCTATTAAATGTATAAGGATTAAAATTAAAAAACATAATTACCTCCTTTCTTAGCATCCACAGCCACATCCATCACAGTAACCATTGTAACCATAGCCTGTAAAGCCACCATTACATCCATACGGGTTACAAGTCAGATATGCAGGAACCGGAGTAGGTCTTAACTGATTAACAATGTTAGCGGTTTGAGCTTGCTGAGAAGCAGCTAAAGCCAACTGATTGTTTTCTTGACGCAATGAGTCAATCTTGTTCTGCATTTCACGCATTTCAAGTTGACAGAATTTGTCATTAATTATCTGAGTCTAAGCGTCTATTTTAGCACCCAAGATGTTGAACTGAGTATTAGCGTTGCTTGTCAGAGTATTAGTCTGATTTACAATAGCTAATTGGCTCTCATAACCCTGAGTAGTTATAGCGTTACGTACATCACAGCAGCAAGAAGCCAATTGTGATGCAAGACTAGCGTTACCACTCTGTATAGCATTAATTACTTGTGCACCTGTAAGTTTGGTATCGCAAGCTATCTGACTTACACTTGCATTAATAGTATTCAGAGCATTTTGAACTGAATTAATATCACAATTCAAAGTATTAGACAATGTGCTGATAGCTTCTTTGTTACCATTGATTGCTTGCATTAGCAGATTAGTATTGGCATCAGTATTTAATTGAGAAGCAAGCTGTGAAGCTTCACAACTTCTGTTACCGAAGCCATTACCACCCCAACCGCCCCAGCAGAAGAAGATCAGGATAATCCAGATCCACCACCATCCGCCGTTACCGCCGAAACCTCCATTGTTATTCATCATAGCCATCAAAGCAGCAGGGTCCATACCTTTATTTGCGTTCTGCATTAAAGCAGCTAGACCAGCGTCGAAACCGCGGTCTTGAAGGATAATTTTATCTTCTAACATAATTGATTTTATTTAGGATTGATTTAATTTGATTAATATCTAATGTAGCGCACAGAACGACCACGTTTGAATTCTTCTTCCATAGGAAAGGATTTTTCTCTTTCTCTCTCCTTCTCAAAGTCTCTTTCATCGTATTCTCTGTCGTATTCTCTACGTCTACCATATGAAGATCTACCCATTCTACGGTAGTTTCCATAACGTTCCTCTTCGTCATCATCTTCGTACTTGCTGTAATATCTTTCATAAAGATCTTCTTCAGCGTTTCTAATCTTATCACACATGACATAAATATAGTAGAACCACATTTTACCTTCATCTATATCTTTGTCACAGATCCAAGCTTTAGCTAATTCTACGAAGAACTTCGTATTGTTAGTGCCGGTAATGTTAACAATGACACGATAGTAATCAGAGTATACCATATTCAATGCAACGTACCAATCATATTTGTTTATCTTTTCATCTAAACGAATACCATATTGATTAGCTAATGCTGTAGTTTCTTCTAATGACCAATGTTGACCTCTTGTTCCGTCTTCATTTTCCATTTTATTTACAGCTTTACGAGCATGTTCTTCATTGAAATGAGGACCGTGTTCAGCTTCATAAGCTTTTGTACGGATTATTCTATGCATATTATTATTGATTAATTTATGTTTATAATAATAGTTTATTTGATTTCTATTATTCTGGTATCAGTTACTTTGATAAGTTTATTGGAATTATCTATAGTAAATTTGCGAATTTTATCTTTTTTAAAGTCAAAGTGAAAGAACCTGGACAGCCACGATTTGTACTAATTACGATACACTTTTTTTTCTTCTATGAATAATGTCTAAGCATTCTTCAAATCTAATGTGACTGATAAGATTGAATCTTTTCTACTTACTATGATTGTCGTTAATTTATTGAGTTTTAACTCCTTACTAAAATCTGATTCTTTTGTTTGGATTACTGTTTTGATTGAATCCTTTACTTCTGTATTGATTACTTGAGCTTGTACCAGGTTCTTATCTTTAACTTTTAATTTCTTTTTGGTTTCATTAAGCTATTCAATTATACTGTCTTTACTACATTTTAACTAATCTATAGTAAGCTATAATGTTCTATTAGCCTAATCTTTCTTATCAAATAGAGATTCATAGTAACTAGTATTATTAACTAGCCTAGCTATCTCTGCATCCTTTTTTTTCAGTTGGTTGTACATAAAAAAAGCACTTACCGTTAGAATACATATGAAACTTATGGTAAGTGCTTTGAAATTTCCTTTCAACCAATTAACTACTGTGAGTATTGCTGTTATTATCATTATTGGTATTTTTTAAATCATTAATGTCAATATCTACTCCGAGATATTTCTCACCTTTAGATTTGATAACCTTTCCTAAAACTTTTTCTATTACTTTACAAATCTTGCAATCTGGATGTAAATCTTTCATAGACTCAAGCCAAGATATAAACTCTGTTCCGCATATCATACCAGATATAAACTCTACAGCATGCAAATCTATAGAAGTAACTATACTAGTATCTATTACATGTGCTCCTGCTATCAATAGTACAGCCTCAAATAACTTATTTATAGTCTTCCATAATTTGTAGGACTCTAACTACTTATGACCATACTTACGAGAAACTTTATAACCAAGGATTACATCTACAATGATGAATAAACATACGCAAACAACAGTTACTGAAATTGGTGCAAAGTAGCTAGTGATTCCCGCTAGTATTCCAGCAGATATTTTTTGTGCACTGCTGAACATACTTTTTAATAGTGTCATAACCGGATCTCCTATATTGTGAATCATAGCAAGTGTTTTGAAAAGTAAAACCCTAGCTGATAATTAGTCTGCCAGGGCTGATAATATTGTTTTGATATACTTATGAGACGTATATATTTATATATAGTTTCTTAGTCTAATTATTCTTTAATATATTCTAATAGCTCTTTATATTTAGACATTTTATTTAACAAGTTACGTCCATTACAGTATTTAATCCAACCTATATAGCTACATATTTTTTGCTTATATGTATCTTTATCTAGGTTCTATTTTTTATTTAACTTGTTTATCTTTTTGCAGAATATCTTTTTTATACGCTTTCTTAATAACGTATGAGTATGAAATACTCTATATCCTACAAAATCTATACCTCTCGAATCTACCTTAAATATCTACCAATTATCCTTAAAGTTTAACTTTAATTTATTATTAAGATAATCCTGTATGTTATAGAATAAATCTCGTAACTACTACTTATCTCCACCTAATATTACAATATCATCTGTATATCTAAAGTAGTATCTAACTTTCTTTTGTTCTTTAATCCAGTGATCTAAATAAGTAAGATATAAATTAGCAAAGAACTAGGATAAGTAATTACCAATAGGTACTCCCTAAGCTGATTCTATTATTTCATCTAACAGACTTAATAGTCTTTTGTCTTTTATTTTTTTCCTTATTATTGTTTTTAATATATCGTGATCTATAGAAGAATAGAACTTTCTGATATCTAACTTTAAACAGTATTGCGTATTTACTTCATCTTTTAAAGCAAATTTAACATCTTTTAAAGCTTTGTGTATACCGCGCTTTCTAATACAACTATAAGTTCCTTTTACAAATGCAGATACCCATATAGGCTCCATTATATTCATAATTGCGTGATGTACAATTCTGTCAGGATAGTATGGTAGCTTAAATATTTCTCTTTCTTTTGGTTCATATATTTTGAAAACATAATATTCAGAAGTTTCATATTCCCCATTTATTAGTTTTCTTTGTAGATCTAAAAGTAATTTATCTTTATTCTTATCAAATAATATTATTTCAGGTCTATGTGATTTATATCTTCTAGCTTTTTTATCAGCCGCATATAAGTTATCTAAACTTACTATTTTATCAAATAAATTATTGTATCTTTTCATCTGAAATCCTATTTCGAGTTTTCACAAAGTTACTAACACGAAGATTTTAATTAGTCATTTTTTACCTAGTGGTAAAGTCTCCTCTAACAGTTTTTCATCTTATCATTCAGATATATTTTTAAGGTTTCAGTGTACTGACATTGGCATTAGCATTGCTGAGAGCATTGTTAGAATTCAGATTGAGTAAACTGGAATTAGAAGTATTGCTAGCATTACTGCTTAATGACAGAGGACAACTTTATCTATATTTAAATTAAGGTATATAGATTAACCTAGTACCGACAGCGGCATTAGCATAGCTGGGAGCAGAGTCAGAATACAGATAGAGCAAACCGGAACGAGAAGTATCGCCAGCAGAACCGCCCATAAACAATGTTCTGTCTGATGAACTGTTATTAGTATAATTATAATCACACCAGTATGTAGTAGAACTTCCTCCAAATGCCTCATCAATTGGTGGAAACAAATCAAATGATTCATTATAGATAAGTCTCTTCTTATATCCTTCAGTTGTTACAGTACTGCATTGTAAGGTATAATCTGAAACATTAGTCGAACCAAATTTGCTTACATCGGTAGTAACATAAACGTCATTTTTCGTAGAAGTTGCATTATAATGTACAAGTATGTCTATACAATTTTTCCATACATGACCAAATGGGTTTTCTATTCCTCTGTAAGTAGGAACCTTGTAGGTCTTCTGAGTAACAACCCCTTCTGCATCACTGCTATCAACAATAACTGAAGTAATTCCTGTAAAATTACCGTGTTCATCAGTACTACCACAGGGTATGAAATTACATTTAGTTGATCCATTCACTTGTATACTACCGGTAGTAACACCATCTCCTAGACCTCCCTGATGATAACCTTCTGCAGTTAGTTCAGCATTAAATGCTTTTTGAGAATTAGTACAAGCATATTCTACTAAATATAATATAGTAAGTACCTTGTGTGCATTATAAGTATATATATTCCAATTGGTACTACCAGCCTTATTGGCCCTAGCTCTTTGTTGCATTACAGTTCTTGCAACATTAACTGAAGGAGTAATATTATCACCTTTAATAGACTTATATACATTTTCAACGTTAGACGCTTCATATGCTGAAATATAGAACTTCTCTACATGCTCTACTCCAGGTATCATAGGATCTGCAGGATACAAATTTAGATATACCGTATTGTCATCCTTCATACACTTGTACCAAAACTCAGGTATTTCTACCATGGTATTTAAAGTCATATCTCTATTAGAACCATCTTCATATTTAGTTCTATCGTCTGCTTTAAGATATTTAACCACACCATCAGCAGTAAGTGTACATGATTTCATTTTAGATTGAATCGGTAATTCTTTATGCCAAGGCATATAACCAATTCTAGTCAAAGTAGTACTTTGAGGTTCTATAGGGAAACTAACCCCATAATAATTAGTAAATACGTTAGCGTTTCCTAAACGGACAGCTACAATATTTTTATCTCCGAGTTCCATAATTATTCGTAAATTAAGTATAGTGTTTTAGAATTTTTATTAGGTAATGCGTTATATTCTGCTTGAGTCATAGTAACTATGTTGTTAACAACCTCTGATGATATACAATTAGTTAAATCTACAGTTTCTGATAATTTATTCCATTCTACTGGATCAGTATTAACGCATACATAATTAGCCCCTGTATCATCTATGTTGTACACATCTCCGACTACAGATACCTCAGGTAAAGAATCAAAGTCTGCTACAGTGCCTTTTACTCTATATACAGATGCTACCTTAGCGTCTACCTATTCCTTATTATAGGTATCAGATTTATCTGCTTTGTTATCAATCTTCTCTTCTAGTTGTTCTATTACTTCTGTATCTCCACTAATAGGAGCCCAACCAGAATTCTTATAAACTTTAATTACAGCACCTGTTGGATCTTCTTTTAGATCAATCCAGTAATTTACTTCCTTAGGATCTGGAGCTGTAACACTAGCTTTAAAATTTATGTTTTCTTTCATTGTTATATGTTATTTGTAATTCTTTTAATAAAGTCCTCGTAGCTCTCTCTAATATATGTGCCATAACCAAGAGCTTCGGTTTCTTTATATACTTTTGTAACGAGTTCTTGATCTACATCTTTCATATATTTATAGAATCTATTCATTAATTTTATGAATTCTTCTTCAGATTGTTTTAAGTATTTGTTTCCTTCTTTTTCCCAACAACTTCTCTGATACATAAAATACACGTATATAGAGTTCTGTAATATTCTATATGGCATATTTTGTGGCTTGTATCTTTCTATAGCTGCAAATAACTAGTATGCTGATTTATGAAATGTATGAAATTCTTTGTATAGAAATGATTCTTCTTTTTCTCTGGTCATTGAGTTCTTATTAGCACACCATACATATGTAATATAATTTATAAACTTTTTATTATCGGCAAGATCATAAGCTAAACCTACAAAGTACGTATCTTCATGGCATCTAAATTCATCTAAAAACCTGATATTGTATTTGAGTAAGAAACTTCTTTTAAATACTTTGGCATGCACGCAAGTAGAATCATACTGTTCTAGTTTGTATTGCAAACCACTATCATATGTTATTTCTCTTAACCAAGATGCTGCTATATAATCATATCCTTTTTCTATTTCCTATAAGTAAGTCCAAAGACACGCTACGTTGTGAAATCTATCATCTGAGTCACAATACATTACATACTCACCTTTACTGTTATCAAATCCTATGTTACGAGCAGCAGCCAATCCTTTATTTATCTATTGAGGTAAATAAATAATATGTATGTTTGAGAAACTATCAATGAATTCCTATGTTAACGGAACAGCATCTTTTCCATCATTTACTACTATAACCTCAATATCATCAAAATTTACTGCTAACTAAATATCTATAGAAGATAATAAAGGTCTTAGTACATTTAATTCTTCCTTATAATGAGGAATTATGATACTCAATTTTTTCATCATGCTTTACTAGTGTTAATGAATCCTACCTAAGAAATTATATTTATGCCTCCATAAGAGTCTATTTGGCCGCACGCTATTACGCCAGAAAACCCAAAGAACATAACGTGCGATCCTGCTCTAAAAAATAAACCAGGCTTATTTGAAACTCCTTCATTTGGATACTAACACTAAACTTGAGACCAACCCTCTGGCAACGCCTTAGCCATAGAACCAGCTGTAGCTCCATCTACTGATACCACAAGTTTCTAATCTGGATTCACATCAATGAGCGAATTAGGAACAACTCCACTATATTGCATATTCCCAATAGGCCTAGTGGCTGCAACATTTACAATTGAATTACCAAGATTATTAACTACCTCAGTTATTACTGAATTCTAAACCGGATTTGTAGAAGAACCACTTAAAGCATCGTCTATAATAGAATATCCTTGAGGTCCTTGTGGTCCAACATCACCTTTATCACCTTTGTCCCCCTTCGGCCCAGTAGGACCCTAAGGACCAGTATCGCCTTTATCTCCTTTCGGACCCTATTCTCCTTGCGCTCCTGTATGACCTTGAGGTATACCAAATCTGAATGTTCTGGCACTAGCCGTACCACCCATTGTTACTGTTGCTTTTGAAGTATAAGGTAGAGTAACAGCAGATACTTCTGTAATAGTTGCAGCAGTACCGGCATCACCTTTAGGTCCTTGAGCTCCTGTATCTCCCTTGGGTCCAGTTGCACCTCTAGAAGGTTTACCAGTATTAGTATCTCCTAAATACCAGTTACCATTAGAACCAATAGTTGGTGTTATACCGTTCTCTCCCGGATCCCCTTTATCGCCCTTAGGTCCCGATGCAGATGCTGGTATATTAATTGTTTTAGCTGCAGATCCATCCCAAGTTCCTGTTATAGCTCCAGTAAATGTCAATGCATATGGAGTTGGTAGTTTATCAGATGACGTAACTAATTTCTTCCACGAATTCCAACCGCTATCGGATAACGAACTTCTAAAGTATAAATTGTCTACATTACCGTGTGATAAAGCTATTTGCAAAGAATTATTATTACTACTACCTGGCAATGATGCAGTATTATCAGTTATCTAAAGTATATTACCTTTTTCTCCTGTTATTGGTAACTGTCCAGAGTTGTCTCTATTATAATACCCAAAAAATGAACCGGTTACTTGATCTATGTTATTAGGAGCTAAAAACCTAGTGAAATCAAATACTGATTTAGTAACTCCAGAACCTGTTAATAACTAGTTACCATCTGAACCAGACACTACATAACCGGTTGCCCATAATCTAGATGAAGAGTCTCTCTATGCTACAGAATTAGCAACAGAAGATGAGGAGAACGTAGGTTTATTAGTTATAGTATCCCAAGTTAAATCTGTTCTCCATGGAATTTGCCTCCACGGAACCTATGACATGTCCATATTCTTACCATTCCATGCGTTTCTGACATATATGTGATTATCTGTTTTACCGTCAGCTAGATCTGGAATATATATGTGTGTTACAGATAGATCTCTATTAAAGCACAAGAATTGTCCAAAAGTATATGAATTAGTACCAAGATTATCAGAGTTAGTTGTCAATACAGAATTATTATAATATGTTTTAGCTTGTTCGGTAGTAATATCAGATTCCTATACCTAGAAATAATAAACAGATCGCTTACCGTTAAGTAGCTCTGCATTAAGATTAGTGACCAAATTAGTATTAGTCATAGTACCACCAGATAAACTAAGTTTACCGGATAATCCACTATTCAATTCTGTCTTAGTAGCTAACGCACTAGTATCAGGTATAGTAGGTTTATCAGTTAAATCATTATAGTTACCAGAGAATTCAATAATCTCAGACCATGCTGCATTTCTTCTACCATATTTTTTATTATCCTTTGGTGCTTCACCTACTTCTCCAGCTCCTGCTGTAATTTCAATATTACCTGCTCCAACTAAAGATTCCCCATTAACCGTCTTTATGTTAGTACCACTTATAAGTGTGTTTTGTTTCTATGAATCTAGTGCGTATATTTGACCTACTAGGTTATTCTCTACCTCTGTAGCTCTAGCAGTTTCTGCTTCTATTGATCCTATCAACTGCTAATTAGATTCTTCAAACTCTGATCTAACGGAATTAATAGCTGCAGCTACACCTATTAATTTTACTCCATTAGGGCCTACAGTTAAATATGAATCTGATGTAGAGTCTATAACTACATTAAATTTGTTAGATGCAGCAAGTTGTAATCCATTTCCAGCAGTATATACATCTACTAAATCTCCTATGTTTACTCTTACTACAGAATCTCCATTTTCTGCTACAAAAGTGAATACTAAACTAGTAGTATCTGCATCATATACAACTTCTTTAAGGAATCTATCTTTAGGTATACTAATTTCTCCAGCATTAACAGAATCTACCATTAATGTGTAATGCAAACTATTCTACTAATCCTAGATCAATTCTACTGATGCTACTTTACTATTTTGTAGATTAGTTATTAAAGTGTCTTGTGCGTCATTACGATTCTTCTCAGTAGTAATTTTATTAGTATTAGCATTTTCTGCATTAGTAGCTCTGGTAATTTCATCAGTAACCCTTTGCCCTAAAGCATTATCTGCGGCTTTGTACGCAGCCTCAACTTCATCTATTCTATCAGAAAGACCACTATCACTACCAATTGATTCTTTCAATTCTGTAATAGATTCTTTAACATAACTATCTAAGGAATATACAGAACCAATTATTTGATTCTCTGCAGTTTGTGCTCTACTTATTTCTGTATTAATAGCATCAGCATTCTTTGATTCAGCAGCTTTAGCTCTATCCGATTCATCTTTAATAGCTTTAGCATTAGTCTCTTCAGCCTATTTAGCTCTAGCTATTTCATTATTTATTTTTTCAAGATTATCTGCTTCTGCCTGCTGAGCTCTTGCTGTTTCTGCAGACACACTATTCTATATATCTCTTTCTGCTTGAGTAGCTCTAGCAGTCTCTTCATCGAGTTCTGTTTTTAAGCTATTCGTACTCTGGTTAATATCAGATTGGTACTTCTATAAATCTTTGTCCCAAGTTTGATCGGTATTGACTATCTTAGGATCTGTAGTATCATTAACCAGGGTACCATATATTTTAATGTTTGCCATAATATATTTTATTCTTATCCAATTGTAAAATCAAACGTTCCAGCATTAAGCTACCCACTTGTACGATAACATTTGTATGTACCCTTGCTATCTACAGTTACTGAAATAGAATTTTCCATGGGAACTCCAAGTCCAGAAGATGTTACTTTAGATATATTAAAATTAGATGGTACACATAACCACACATAATCACCTTGATTTACATTCATAGAATATGTTCCATTTGGTGAACTCTTGATAGGCTACTTAGTAAAGCCTGTTATATCTGTAGAAGTTAAACTGGTTTTTGGAGAATGACCAAAAAACATAGGGTAGTATGCACGAACTGTCGCAGTAGCTGATTTTTGTACTTCATTACTTATTATATCTACTCTATAGACAACACTATCATTAGTAGTATCAAGATTATCTGTGATGCCATTAAGATTATCTATTGGAGTATTATGTATAACTACAGAATCTCTTTTAAGAGTTACACTCTATGGAATAAAAGGTTCATTGTTAAATAAGAATCTACCAGCCATTTTAATAGAAGTAGGAACTCCTTTTTCGATTATAGTGGGAGAAACTGAAAATCCTGAAATTACTGTAAATTGATTATACAGTACTTCCCATACTTCTTCGTGTCTACCATCTGCGATCTATCCATCCAGAACCTTAATATTATTTATTAAATCTTTAGAATTACTAAGATAATTAGTATCTGATAGATCTGGTAGATTTCCATCACCAGTAATACCTATAATTCTATTGGTATTTGATAATTGTGCTCTGGTTGCGTAAGTATTCTAAGCCTCTTCTTTAGTAAGATACGGGGACAAATCTATAGGAGCTTGATATTCTCCCATCAATTCCCAATGATTATTCACATATATGTACTCTTTCCATATATTACCTTCCTCTCCGTCTTCATCTAATACCAAATATATTTTGGTAGGATCAATATCTTCAGTAGGTAATTCAAGTACTACCTTATATAAAGTTAAGTCTACTATACAAGATATTACATTATCAGATATATTGATACCAGCACCGGCTACTAACTTATCTTGTTTACCTTGTTTTAATGACTCTATATCTTGATCTACAATAGCTATTTGACCCTCAATAATCTTAATCTTCTCATCTATACGTTCTTCGTATGATTCTAATTGCTATTGTACATATTTTTTAATTTTCTCTTCAAATTCTGGCAGTGTACCTTCTAATACTCGAAGAGTTTCCCAATACCCTTCCGCATTCCAAGTTTTAATACTACCACCTAGAGGATCAGTAGCCAGATCTACCCAATACATTACTTCATCTGGATTTGGCTAAATATCTGTTGCTCTAAAGTTTACAAACCTTACCATATTTTATTAATTTTCAATAGGAATACTCCATTCTTCTGTACTTAGTAACTCTTTTAATTGTTCTCCTTCATAAACTGAATACGGATAACTAATTTCTATAATATCATCGTGGTCTATTGGAAGTGTCTATATAGAAGGGAATAACCTCTCGTAATTAGATATCTTCATTATTACTTTAGTACCATGTTCTTAAATTGTTTTATCTTATGTATATCTCCGTTGGCAATTATCTTTACTTCTATTATTCCGGAATACTTAGCAGGTTCAATGGTAGCATCTTTCTATTCCACTAGCTAACCATTCAGATTTGGAAATACGTAATAAGCCTGTGGGTTAATAAATATAGGATTATATAAAATTGTTTTCATCTGTATCCGCCTCTGTGTTACTTAATAGTAATAGTAATTTCTTCTCCGTTTTCTACTGCTTCTTGCATCTTAGCATATAATGCTTTAAATGTTACAGTACTTTCCGTTACTTTACCAACTACGTTATTTTTTCCTACCAATAAACATCCATCTGTATCCGCCTCTGTGTTACCTATGTGAATTAAAATACCATTGAAACCAGGTACATCTAATAATCTAGGTAATTTTCCATTACAGAATTTATATTGTTTATATTTACTAAATTTAGGAGACACAACATCTAAAGTAACTTTATATGTACCAGTAGGTATCGCAGTCTTACCATATACTTTGGTTTTCTATATATCTTCTGACGGTGTATCTTGTGTAAGTCCTCTATCTGTATCTTCAAGAACATTGCAGAATTTAACGCCATCTATATACATATTACTTATAGTATATGTACTTCTTTTAGCTATTCTTTCTGATATTATATGCATAACTTCAATGATAATATTATACCTACTTGGATTGCTTGACCAATAACACCACCTATCATAGTAGCTATCCAGTCTAACCAATCCCATTTACCACCGTGTTGTTTATCTTTAAACTCCATACCTGTAGCCAAACCAGCTACAAATAATATAGTGAACAGAGCACCTGGCAGTATTGCGTACTTCAGGTGCTTCGTTCTATTACTTTCTTTTAACCATTTAATTTGCATATCTTGTAGTTCTAGGTTGAGCATCATATACTATACTACCAAGTAAATCTGCAGCAAGATTCATTCCAAATTGTTTATCATCGTTATCAATTTCGTTTACTCTTACTATTACATATTGTAACATAGTATATATTGCTTCTAACAATTCCCTATCACTGTATTCACTCAGCTTGTTGGTCATTGTTTTCAGAATTTATAATTTCATCTAACATAGGTATTACAGATTCTTGAACTATGGCTAAGAAGCCATTAGATACTACACCTTTTATAGAAGTTGCAGCATCTTTGTCAAGTTCTACTTCACCATTATCATAAATGTCCTTAGCTAGTTCTAATCCTTCTTTACTTATAGCAGATCTATAAAGAATTTTACCTAACTCTTTTGACATATCTATATTCTCTTCATTACCCTCAATATCTCTAATAACTATATTTTTAAAATCTATTTTCATAATTTACATATTTAGTTAATAATAATACTGAACGTTAATTTGAGTAACAGGTCCTGCAATAATTACAGTCTTTACAATTTATTATGTTACACACTTTAACTAACTTTAAAGGTATATCTTTATCTATCTGTCTATTAATTCCACAGATCATAGATTCTAGCATCTATCTATCTTGAACAAATTCTACTTTAGTAAGTAGAAACTATAACTCATTAGAGCATATAGCAGATACTACGTCTCTGTTATTATACTTTACAGAGTATAATAGTTTATTATTTACGTAATTATTTAGATCATTCATAATTATATTCGTCTCTAGAAATCAGACCCATTTTCAACTATCCAAGCAGGACAATTAAATGGAACAACAGTACTACCAGACATTACATATCCAGAAGCCATATTAGTGTATTTAAGCTGTACAAATTTATTAGGAGTTAATGTTATTATACTTAAACTTAATGCACCGTTATATAGGAATTTACCTACTCCTCCAGGTAGATCACTTTGAGAATTTTCAGTTACTATCCTCAGCGCATAGTTACCGACACCAGTGGTAGAAGTATAAAATATGTATAACGACATACCTTCATAAGCATCATTGAAAGGTAATGATATAGTATAATCAGTAGATCCAACATCATCTATTACCATTAGCTGTTTATTAGATGTAATATTAGGTCTATATACTGATGTGCTACCAGTTAACTATGAGTAGTATACCTTATCATATTCCTCAGCACTTCTCATTCTTATTACTCCTTTATTCATATCTACCTATCCAGTGACAGCATTTACCATGAAATTAGGAATAAATGCACTACTTACATAAAATACAAACGATACGCTTAAAGATCCAGTACCAAATTGCACTATTTCTATAGATGTAGTATAGTCTCCTCCACTGCCAGCTTCACTAGCCGGTAAAGTATATTCTACTGTAGAACTAGTTATAGGCATTTGTATGTACTCTAGATTACCATTCTTAATATATTTATATTGTAATTGTACAGTTGCCGAAGGATAAGTTTTTACTCCTTTAACTTTTATTTTAAATTCAGGTGTCTATTTAGTAGTACTAACTATATCTGTATTAACTCCCCACATCATAGATACAACAGCATTACGTACAGTTACTTTATATGTCTCTATTGATACTTCATCTACCCAGTTGGAATCTGAGGGCATGGTGAAATGGTTAGTGAAATTAACTGTGTTATTAGTAAAATTCTAATAATTACTAGTAGCATTTCCTCCACCGTCAACTCCTTCTTGGCTAAACATGTAATCTCCATTGAATATAAATTTACCCATGCTGCCACCATCCGCAATTAATATTTTAGTGAACAAGGCTTCGTATTTATCCATTAAGATCCATGTAGCATTACTGCCATTGGTGTTCCAATCTTGTTCTGGAGTCTTTCCAGTGCTAGTACCTAACCAATTACCGTTTTTGTTCATCACATAGTACTCATCATTAAAGAACACATATGGTGCCTTTTCATCAGTACAGGTATATGTCTTACTGTCACTGTAAGTACCTACTGGATATATTATCCTACCTTTATTACCATCAGCTCCTACCCACTTAGTCCATTCATAAACTTCATAATCTGTACTTTCTACTGGACTAGTCTTATTATATGCTATACCAATATATTTGGTATATCTATTAGGTGTATCATATATGTCAGCGTCAGAAGTAGGTTTGTTATCTGAATATTTTATCCAAGTGTATAATGTTGCTCCCGGTTTTCCGTCCTACCCTGTTTCACCACTTATTCTTACAGGAGTACTCCAACCAGATTCCAATGCATCATTAGGAGTTATAACGGCCATTATCATCCATAGTGTTTCTATACTTTCATCCACAGAAGGTACTGTAGTATTCCATCCTGCCGGATTACGGACCTACTGAGGAGTACCAGGAGAATAACCTGTAGTCACAGCTTTGAATCTAAATTCAGTATACTTACCGTCTTGAGCTACTCCATCTTTACCATTTAATGGAACTACCTCTCCCCAAACATGTACACTATTAGTTTCTCCGTATACTAAACCTATACATTGCCACCATTGCCCAGTAGAAGAATCTGGAAAGTCAACCCAACCGTCTAACCCTCCAGGTTGAGGAACTCTAAAAGTAGGTTTATCTGGTTTAGTATTTGACTACTTATATACGTAAGTCTTCCAATTTGGAACTGTTCCAGGTTGTCCGTCTTCACCATCCTTACCATCTCTAATGACATATATAGTTTCTGTATCTACTGTCACTCTATTGCCTGATCTCTCATCGTATAAAGTGAATGTCACCTGAGCTGTAATGGAACTACTGGCTACTACACTACCTATTGAATAGTTAGCCTCACTTCCGTTATCTACTTTGTATGTGAACTTATATCCAGTTGGAGTAGTACTTAGAGTTTTAATAGTATCCCCTTCTATTAATTGAAGATCACACCAAACGGAGTTTACTTCATTGCTATCATCTTTAAATCTATGAATAGCGTTTACTGAAGGTAGTAAAGAATATACTTTTGCATTCTCCCCATCTGCACCTGGTCTTATCTTATTTATAGTGAATATTACATCTCTAATATATTGAGTACCGTCATTAGAAGCTTTGACATTTACAGGAATTCTTATAACATCCCCAGTAGTAGAAGATATGCTTGTTACTGTAATTACTCCTGTTGATGCATTTACACTAGCAGTTATTCCTTCTACAGATCCTACAGCCAAACTATCTAGTACTAACTTAGTAGTACCATAATACATGCTTACTGTAGTAGTTAACGGTAATCCAGAAATTACATTACCTTTAGAATCACAAGCAACAGACTACATATCATTATCAAAGTCTGTTACTAATCCTCCTACACCATCAACACCATCCTTACCATCACTTATTTTGAATACAGTTTCTTTATCTACTAGAGTTTCTCCACTAGTAAGTAGGAATGTTACTTTTTTATCTATAGAAGTAACAGATAAATTCTAATCTATAGTATAGTTTTCTGCTAAGTCTTCGTCTATTACGTATTTAAATTGGAATCCGGAAGGAACAGAAGTGAGCATAGTAGTAACTTTTCCTTGGGTCTTCTTAATCCCACAGCTGATAAACTTAACATCAGCTACTCCTTTTTTGTCTACGTGCATAGCATCTACAGAAGGCACTAAAGAATATAATATTGCATCCTGACCATCTGCTCCTGGTTTAATTTTATTAATAGTAAGATAAGTAGTTCTTTCTATTAACTCATTGTTCCATATGCATGAAGCATCAATGGGGATACGAATATTAGTAGGAGCTGAAGGAGTTATGGTGCTTACTGTTATTATACCAGTCTTTCTATCTGCTGTAGCTGTAATTCCATCTACTTGACGTACACTTAAAGAACTAAAATTCAGTTCGGTAGTACCGTAATACATAGTCAATTTGGTAGTAACCGGCAATCCAGATATTACAGCCCCTAAATTATCTGTAGCTACCGATTGAACTTCATTGTCCAAATCTAATACGATACTACCTAGTCCGTCTAAACCATCTTTACCATATTTAGCCCATAATGAAGGTCCTGTGTAAGCTCTCCATCGCCCTCCTCTAAACTTTCTTTGACATACCCATTCATACTATAGTTCTTTAGTAACTCCTTGCGGGTTATCAGTCCAACCATCTCCTGGTATATATTCAATACCTTCGAAGTCTCCAGTTTCTTGATACGCGTCTGAATTAGTATTATTTGGAGTAGGATTATCAGGATCATTATTCGTAGCAGTTCTGTAGAATATATATTGAACTCCATCTCCGTCCTATCCGTTCTCTCCCCACTTAGACCATAATGCAGGTGTACTAAATTCTCCCCATTTATTATCCTTTTTGCTTCTGGTACTAACCCATTCTGCTTTTAATATAGAAGTTACTCCCTTAGGATTATCTGTCCAATTAAGAGGAATAAAATCATCTACATCTTCTCCTACAGGAGTTTCAGGAGCATCACCTACTCCCGAATCAGTTGTACGAGTATAAATAAATTCTACTGAATTACCATCAGTTCCAGCTGCACCGTCTTGCCCAGATATCTTTATAGGTTCTGACCATTCTCCTTGTATGTTAGGATTAGATGTAAACACTTTATTGGACATCCACACAGGTGGAGTTAATTCTTCGTCATTACTAGACCAACCTTCTGGATATACTATGATATTGGTGTCAGCATCCCATTCTCCTCCTACTGGTTTCTCTGGTTTTTCTATACTAGATTTATACGCGAATACAGTGTTATAAGTATCCCCAGGTTCTCCCTATCCAGGTTCACCTTGTGGTCCTTGTTCACCGGTTATTCTTATTGGGCCCTACCATTCCTTGACTAACTCGTTGTTTTCATCTATAAGAGCATTGATCATCCACATAAACTCACCTGGAGCTAATGTAGGCGGAGTATCTTCCCAACCAACAGGGTTTCTACTAGTTTTATTTAAGGCCGGTATTATATTTATGGATACACTCTTAGAATATTTGAAATCCATATAGGTATTAGTTTTACCGTCTTCAGCTGTGCACTATACAGGATCAGACCAAGTGGCTACAGTATTTGTACTACCGTCTACTAAACCCATAGACATCCACCATTTACCTTCAGCGCTAGGACCATCAAACCAACCATCAATGCCGGATACCCCAGGGGTAGGGGTAACAAAAGTAGGTTTAGATGGTTGCAATTCTGCTTGCTTAAACACCCATGTATTCCAATTTGGTTTCACAGATTGTCCTGGTTTTCCATCTAATCCATCTTTACCCGGAGGCCCTTGTTCTCCTTGAGGACCTTGGAAGCCTCTTTCCCCTCTTAAACCTTGTGCACCCTGTGGACCTACAAATTTAGCCCACATGTAATCTAATGGATTATTACTTGGTTCTTCGGTTTCTTTATTGGAAGCAATACCAATATACTGTGAGTCTTCTTCCGGTTGATCTGTCATCTAGTCTCCATATTGAGAAGGAGAATATTTAATCCAAGTAAATTTGGTATACTCATTAGTAATATTAGGTGTAGAAAGATCTATCTTGTTATTATTTACTACTGCTATTAAGCTATCCTTAATTGAATCGTAGTATATCTATCCGTCTTTATAGGTACCTGTAATATTTCCTTCTATATGTTCTGCTACATCAATACCCTATGGTAATATCATAGTATCATTTAATACTACGTCACCGTTTACGAGCTTACCTCCTTCGAATAACAATATACTATTGTTTGGTATAGTGATGGTTTTACCTTGTAAATCAAATTCGTATTGAATTACATATATAGTATCACTGCTATCAAAATCAGTTTGTAGCAGTATATTTTTGTTATTAACTATTCTTTTTCGTAGAATTTTTCTACCTAATCCACTATATTTGCTAGGATTATACTCTTTATCAGCAAATTTAAGACTAAGATCATCATCTACTTTTATATCCTCACCATCAGCATATACTACACTTATAGGTTGCCAATATGATTCGTTAGTCAAACTTATATTACTTGGTACTTCTTTTATAGATATGAAAGACCTATATTGTTCGTCATAGACTAAACATAATCTATCATATTCTTTAGAAGAATCGTGCTTACCGTCACAAGTAAGAGTAACTTTACCTAATAATTTTGTGTATTCCATTCTAAAAAATTAATTTTGTATCTGGTTTAATAAAGTCTTTAACATCTGGTTCATCAAAAGTAATCTAGTTATCTTTTGGATCAACTTCTACATTAGGATAACTAGCATAATCTGATATTACTACGATGTTACCCTAGAAGTCTAGAGCAACATATAAGAACTATTTTAATTCATTACATGTGCACATAATATTTTTATAATTTACATACTCCGTTAATACATTTATTACAAGGAGTGCTAGCTACATTACTGTCTATATTAACGTCTAATAACTTACTTAATTCTAAGTAAAACTGCAAAGCCTCTTTATTATGAGAAGTAGCAATAGCCTATTCTAGAAGCTGTCTTTTAAAGACTATTAACATTATAGTTTGCATTTGTCTATCATCTAAACAGGTGCTACAATAATTGTGTAATACTCTTATTTCAGCATTATAAAGTATATTAGGATTATAGTACACTCCGTCTGCATAATCATTTGCATATCTCTCTGTAGTACAAAACATTTTAATGTACTTAATATTAGTATCAAACTTAGATATAATATCTGATGTAGCAGATATCTCATATGCATACTGTGTAGTTACTTCCTTCTCTTCTCCATCTCTTACGATTTCTTTCAGAGTGAACTCACAATTAGTGTAATTCAATACATAATCATGATTATCTGGACTATCACAGTAAATATTAGCGATATTTAAACATTCGTCAACATATAGAACTATGTCATTAGTATTTACTATAGATATAGTGCTATATACTTCAAAAGTCATAGTATCGTTTTTAAAGTTTACATTAACTATTTTATTCATAATCATAAAATAAAAAAAGTGGAGTGGGAAGGAATAATCCAACCCGCCCCACTTTCGTTTAGTAAAATGTTAATTATTAGGCAGCGATGAAGTTTTCGATACCTTTTGCTACAATAGAAGAAGCAAAACCACTTGAATGCTTAACGTACAGTTCAGTAGTAAGCGGGGTGGTTTTGATGTATTGATTATCGTTACTCAAATACTTATTATCGTTTTCTACAGTAATGTAATCGTAAGTAGCATCTTGCTCTACCATTCTATCTTGTACTACTTCAGGATAAGCTCCAGTAAACACATGACCTTGGTAACCCATATAGCGTACCTCAGCATCACGTACTTGTTTCCAGTAACCTTTACCAGTATTACCAGGAGTTTTAACAATCGTAGCACCAGGAATAGCATCAGGCTGGTTACTCAAAATAGCACCAGGAATAGTAACATACAAACTAGCTTCCATATCTACTACAGAATATTCATTCAATGAATATACACCGTTATTGTCATCTTTTTCCATTGCAGTTAAAGTAATAACTGCAGCAGATGCAGACGCATTAACTCTACGGTTAGCATGTTTATTAATCTTTTTAACGATAGCAGTAGCTAAGTCAGCAGCAGTAGTGTTAGCAGCAAATACTTCATAAGTATGTGTAAACTGACCCGGAGCTTCATACATGTCTTTATATACTATTCTCAGTACATATCTGTGACCTGCAATGATAGTAGCATCGGTAAGAGTAATAACGATCTTGTCCTAAACCGGAGCTACATATTCTCCAATAACTGCACTTGGATTAGAATTCTTCTGAATTTCATTACCAAATTTAATATTAGCCTTATCAGCCACACTACCGTCAGGCATAGTAACTTTTACTTTATTCTGAGCTACACCTATATACAAAGAAGTAGCTTTAGCTGCATCAGCAGCTGTTTTGATAATAGCTCTATTCTGATCAAACAGAGCAACATCACCAGCAGTAAGTGCATCCGCAGTAGTATAAGCTGACGGAAGAGTTTTACCGATTAAAACGGTATTTACGTGTTGAATCATTTTAAAATTTATTTTTAGTTTAACATAAATGCGCGCTCATGTAAACTTAGTTCATGTTCTACTTTCCTTATTTCAGATTTCCACGTTCATGAACGCATTATTGTTCATCAGATTTCTCTGATCTTTGTGTTGAAGCAGCTTGTGCTATATACATATTTACAGCCGCATCTACAATTTCCTAATGAGTATGTTCAGGTAATTCTGTGTACTCTTTGGTTAAATTCTAACCTATATTTTTTGCAGACCTTAGAAAAGTGAGGGTATATTTGTGAATAGCATAATTACCGTCAGTATACAATACAATATTGTTTTCTGTTTGCAATCTAACTGGTCTGGCCTAATTATGATGTAAGTGATATTCCGAAAGACTGTTTTCCAGTATTCGATCTACCGTTTCAATAGTGGCTTCAATGACATCTCTAGTTTTAGTTACTAAGTTAGGACATTTATTGTCAAGTATTTTAATCTAAACTTCTTCTCCTAAACTGAATAAATAGTTATTGGGATATTGTACTATCCATTTGTTATCCTGTACTTTAAAGTCTAAAGAATTATACGTATTTGTCTATACTAATGTACGTAACTTATCAGATAATTCTTGATTCTGTTGGAATACTCTATATACCTGTTTTACGTATTCATCTTTAGCTTTATTGAGGTAGAAAAATATAGTATCTGAAGGTAACTTTATCTTTAAGTTATAACCAGGAACTATAGTACTCAACTACCTTTCAAATGCTATTTGCAATTCTCTTTCTGTCATAATTATTCAGATAATTGGTTTAACTATAATTTACTAGAGGTTCTTTGAGATTCAATATTTTCTAATGCTAACACTACAGCTCTATTTATTACTTCTGACATTACATCATCCGGTAAATCTAATTCACCGTCTAGATTAGTATAGTCAAATTGAGTAGGTTTCTTTATGTAAGTAATATTTACTGCATATTTATTGTTAGAGGGAGCATAAGCTGTCTGCTGCATTAATATTGGATCAACGTACAGTAACATTTTATTATCTTCCAATACTACTACTGGTACTTCTACCCAAGGTATATTATTATAAGTCTGTTTGAATAACAGTGCAGTATTATGATCAACAATCATGCAGTTGGCAAAATTATTGCCATACTTTAGCGTTACCGCCCATATCGTTACTCTATTTCCATCAGCATGTACATTATCTAATACAAATTCATTATATACATTCTTCTGCATTATTATATTTTCATCTGTACGTATGAGCTTATCTAATTCAGATATTCTCTGTAATGATCCTTCAAAACCTAACTTTAGTACGTTGTTGCCGCTTATTTTGTTGCTTATTACATCGTCCTAAGCCTAATTAAGAAATAAATCTATCTCCTAAGGTAGGAATGCAGGAGCTCCCCCAAAGGCAACTCCCTAAGCATTCTTATCTAGGATAACTTTAAACTAAATATGTGCAGTACGGTTATTCATTATTTAGACTTAATTTCATTTAAGATTGCCATCTTAATATCATTATTCTTCTTATCTTTCAAATAAGCTATTACATCTTCCAAACCGTTACCAATCAGATCTGTACCAAAGTAATATTGAGCCCTATTCTTTCTAATGATATTCTTTGCAATAGCTTCTTCAATTACAAAGTTTATTTCTTTGTTTGGGTTTTCTACCCATTTAAGTATATAAGATTTAGGATCTTTTTCAATCTGTTCTGTCAATTTAGCTTCAATAAGCTCATTAGACATGTTTTCAGATCTAATTCCATAAAGTCTTAAACACTTACGCATATCTTCAATAGACATCTTATCCATTTCTCTGTATGCTTCACGTTTGATCTTGTTGATCTTATTAGCTTCTTCAGCTTCACTGTTCTTATTAATAATAACATAATCAGTAGCAGGTGTTATTTTGTTCAACCCATTTGCTACTCTCTTATGTCCTTTAAGGAACAGATATTTTAGTTCATCTTCAGGTTTATCAGTATCAAGTAACACATCCTTTTTGCCGATCTTAATGGCAAAAGTATCCCAATAGTTACTATTAGGTGCTAAATGACCTTCTGCAAAACCTAATTCTTTTTCTAATCTAGCTGCATCTTCTGCAGTTAAACCAGTATATAAATTACCAGATCTAGTCCAATATGAGCTTACATAATCATAACATGTAGGCCATTTTGTAATCCCTGTCCAAGGATTTGATTTAATTATTCTAACGATTATTTCCATAATATTAAATATTAGATTATCGAGTTAGTATTTGTCTGTCTTTTCTATTTTCCATAGAAATTTAATTCTATGATCTTTTAAATTCTTAGGAGGATTCTTTAACTGTCTTCTAATGGTATCTCTATTTAAATTCAGTGCTTTGCACGCCTCTATTATAGAATTATATTCAGCAATAAATTCTCCTTGTTTACTATACTGATATACTTTTTGTTTACATTGCTCTTGTAGTTTAGATAGATGCTCTCTTTGTTTATCTGAACATTTTCCTTTTCTAGATTCAGACATCTTTGCTTTAGTTTCTTCAGATAACTTACGACCTAATGCTTTTTGTCTTATCTTATCTTTGGTTTCCTCAGATAATTTTTTACCAAAAGTTCCATCTCCACCTTCTGTAAGATTATAACCAATAGTTCTATCTGTAGAATTGTACTGTTTTATCCAGTATTTTTCTTTTTCTTTTAATTCATCATATGTATCTGCAAAATCTATTATTTCTAATGTGAAATTTTCTTCACCATATTTTGCCATTGAACGATGAATGGGAGAAGGTTCTCCGATGCGAGATTCATACCAATGATGGCGATATCTCGCACCAGAACCTTGATTGGTTATACCAATATAAACTTTATTAGTTACCTTATTAGTTATTTTATATACTTCGTTACTTTTCATATAATAATATTTTTTATATTAGTAACGATATATTATTAATAAGGTTTCAATATTAGTTTAAGAATTTTATTAGTCTTGTGCGTCCATGATCAATTCTCCACACGCACGTGGATCCCTTAACATTATTCCCATTTCTCCAAGGAAGAATACAGTATAACCATCCTTACCATTAGATCTCAGAGTATTCTTAGAGTTTGCATAACCAGACGGAGCAACTGCACCACCAGTATACCAAGTAACAAACTCGCGATCTTTACGAACTACTTTTACGATGTTAGCTTCACCATCACGTCTACCAAGATCTAAGAATGTCATACGATATGATTCTAGAGGTTTCAACGTAACAGGATGTAATTGACGATTATAAGTAACATCATCATACAACGGGAAGTACTTCAGAGTCAATTCAATACCATTAGTCATTTTGTAAGTCTTAAACTGACCACCAAAAGTAAGATTATCGCCAGAACCTGTAACAAATACTGTGTCAATAAGATTCATGTTAACCATCTTTTCTTTCAGAATTCTATCAAATTCTCTCATACCCATCTCACCGGTCAATGCAACAAACTTACGTTCATTAGTACCAAGTACATTATATGACAGATCAAATAAGAAGTCTTCTAACAATTCTGCAGTAAGTCTAGTATAGTAACGTTTGTTAGACGGAGCAATCTGTTCCAACAAACCAGCACCCATAAATACAGGACGCCCGTTAGTACCTTTCAGATTACAAGTACCATCTTTGTTTACATTGTTCTTCATGTAAACCAACATTCTTTCACATCTCTTATACCACTCTCTCATAGCAACCCATTCTTGGTAGTCTGCCCACAGATAAGATTTCTTACCTGTCTTAGGATCCTGCAACGCAATAGCCATTACTGTAGAATAAGCTGAACCAGTAATATCATAATTGATACGAATTGTAGTTAAATAATTACGCATCTTAAATGCAGTATTATAGTTCAGGATATCACCTTCTTCACTATATTCTTCTACAGCAGAAGCTAGACGTGACACTTGGCAACCAGGTTTCAGGTATTCAGCAGGAATATAAGAAGTAGGCTGGCCGTCTGCAATATAACAGGTATAAACCCACAGATTACCATCTTGGTAAGGAGCACCTGCAACGCGTACTTGGAAGTCCTTGTTATCAAATTCCAATACAGCGGTAGGTCCGAACCAATTATCTTCTAACCACAACATGATTGGAGTATTACCCAAACCAGCTGTAGAAGAATCTGTGATAGCTGCACCATTCCATTTAGCATCTCTAATTGTTACTGCTCTATCAGCATCAATCATTACATTCCACTCCCAACTAGGCTGATCAATGGTCATTACATTACCAAGACCACCAGTAAGCATATCTAAAGAAGTGTTGTAACCATTATCTTTAGTACCAAATACATAAGACAATACGGTAGCAACCTGATACGGATTCTATTGTGAAGCTGCTGAAATTTTAGCAGTATCAATCAGATCACTGAACCACTTGCCTTTGTACAAAACCAAATTATTTAATATATTGTTATCCATATATTTTAGTTATTATTTTTAAATTTCCAAATAAAATTTTTTACTGTTTTATATCGTCCACTACATGCTCTAAGAATGTCTCTAGCATAAAACTATTTTAATCCTAAAGAGTATGCCGCTTCAGTAGCACTATCGTGTTCTCTTATGAATACTCCGTCAAGTGTAAATTGTAATACTGGAATACGTCTACTTAAAGTTTTCCTATATTTTCCAGTGCCATAATTAACATTATACTTAGCATCACACCATTCTAGATTATCTACACAGTTATTTAATTTGTCTTCATCTTTATGATTAACCTAATCATAATTATTTGGATTATTTAAAAACATCTATGCAACCAATCTGTGTATTCTATAACTTCTTTTTACTTTATCTTTATATAAGACTACAAAGTAATAACCTCCTCCTTCTATAGCTGGAACTAAAATTTTTTCTTTATACGTTACCTACCTACCATTTGGAAATCTTCTAGAAGGTGAATGAAACACAGTATGCTATAGAGACTTTACTCTACCAAGACTACTAATCTAGTAATCAGGATATCCTGGAAGATCTTTCCAGACTTCTTTCTCTTTCATGAACTAATTTAATTAGTTATTATTAATCTACACGTAATTGTCGTGCAAAGGAACTCCATAAAGTAGTATCTTCATTAGAGATTTCCTGTTTTTTAGTCTTCCTACTTACTCCTGTTTTACTTAAACTGTTTTTGAATCTACTAATAGCATTATTAGAACCTTCACTTTTAGCAGCTTTTAACAACGTGTCTCCCTTCATAGTAAAGTAAGCAGACTCAAGTAAGTTCTTTACGCTCTTAGACCAATCTTTTTGAAATCTGGTCATACCGTCAGCGTCAGGTTTAAATATATACTCCAGTAATACCTTTTTATCTTTTTCAGGTATCTTAATACCGCGTATATTATCCATGCCTTTTATTTCGTTGACAACGTTCTAAAAGTATTCCTGTTGACGCTTCTGAGCCGCCTTAGCTTGGTTTTCTTGATCTTTCAATAGCTGTTGTTTCTTCTGTTCTCTTATCTCTTTCAAGGCTTCCAAGGCATCTTCAGCTTCATCCTCAAGTAAACCTGCATCCTCGTACTTAGTTAACTTTTTCTCTATTTGTTTGCTATTAAAACCTTTTTCCTTTAAGAATTCTTTCAATACAAGTTTTTGATTTGTTTCATCTTCTTCAATACTAATTTCTTCAAGATCAAGTTCGCCATCAATTTCGAAATAGTCTCTTAAATTACCACCATTCTTAACAAAATTATCCAGTGCCTCTACTTCTTCACTGGCATATTGAGGTACTGAATTCTCTTCAATTACTGATTGAAAATAGTCAACGAGCTCCTCAGGAGTAGAAGGAACTTCCTCTTCTTCATCGAGATCCCAGCCCATTTTTTCTGCCATTACTCCAAAGAATGCACTTACTGCATTAGTGTCATCATCAGTTTCTTCAGTCTTTGTACTTCCTTCGTCTTCTCTAGTTGAATAATCATCTTCTTCAACTTCTTTATCCTTCCCGGTTTTCTTTTTAACAGGCGTGTCCTACTCTTCATCCTCTTTAGCCGAATTATCATCTTTCTTGTCCTTTTTAGGATTACGCAATCCTTCTAGTTCTTCGTCAGTTAACTCTTCTGTTACAGCATCTTCATCTACCTTAGTATTATCTACCTCAATATCTTCGCCAGGTTGCTTGATTTCTGTTTTAGTAAATACATTAGCTCCTGGCATGAAATCTTCAAATATTTCAAAACCGTTTAATGTTTCTTTTTCCATAATTATATATAATTAGATTTATTTTTTCTTTCTTCCTTTGTGTTTCCATTTCTTAGCATTCTAAGCAAAGATAGCTCTCTTACGAGTCAATGGGTTCTTACTATGTGTAAGTTCTTCCGTACTTTTACCGGTACGTTTCTTTAAGGCATTAAACTTACCTCTATTCTTTTTCTTGATATGTATGCCACCATCCTTATACTTAGGAATTGGATATTCTGGCATTATCAGCGCCATGTCTATTTGATATGAATTATCCATTATACTATAGTGTTATTATCATTATTATTTACTATAGGAATCATCTAAAAGTCCTTATTGAATAACTTAGGGCTTCTATAAAGATTGAAGATTGCTTTAATGTTGTTAAAGCTTTCTCTAGGAGCATCAATTATCTCCTTCTTCAAATTCTTATAGCTACCTGTGTAGTTTCCTCTATTTAGCTTACCTTTCTGATCCAAGTAATTCCTAAACCGATTCATGTAACTCTTGATTTCAGTACCCTGCAATATATTATTATACATATCTCTGGTCATATTAGGATACATAGTTTTAGCCTAATTGAATGGGACAAATTTGCTCTTATCTCCAAGTTTTCTTAAGAACTCATTATTCATACCAGTTGCACCATCTACCAAGTGACCCATTTCATGAAGCACTACACTATTTGGAATATCTTCTGGTACTTTGATCATGTCTCTATTGAAATATATTGTATTTCCTTCTGAAGGAGTAACTTGTGCTCCAATAGTGGGTCTCTCCATCTTTTTATACTTCGGTTCAGGAAGTTGGAAATACTCATCAATATCAACATATTTCTCTAACATGCTGTCATATACTTTCAGATAATCTGTACCATACTGATGATCCACAGCTTTTGCTCTTTCTCTAGCATATGGTTCCTGCATTAAATCGTATGTTCTATTACGTTGATCATTTATCTCTTCAACCAGGCTTAATGGCATGTCTGAATAACTTTTCTGCTCATGTAGAGCCTTATCTATAACATTCTATTTATAGTTAGGATCCACTTTAGGAATATAAGTACTCTTAGGTTTACTAATTTTCTTAGAAGATTTAACAGCAACTCCCCCAAATCTAGGCATAAAAGGAACTAGACCTAAAGCGGCTAATCCTGCATTTCCCCAATCTTTATTTCTTAAAGCTTCGTAAGTATCATATATAGATATGGCATCACCAATAGGAGTTACATTTGCAGCATCTTCAATATCTACCATCGGTTTCAAACCTCTAATAAATGGTTTACCGGTAAATCTATCAATCTCATCACTGCTATTATCATAATAATCAGCCAACTGATCTTCCGTATACTTACGACCGTATCTATCTTTATATAATTTACCTTTATACAGTTGAGGCTATTCAGGAATTATTGGTTTATTATTGGGTGGTATTTCACCACCATCTGCGTACTTATAGATAGGATTCTCATTACCTTCCCATGTAGTAGTATACATAGTGCCGTTTTTAATCTATGGATAATAACCTAATTTGGCATCTTCTTGTAATCCTATCAGAAATGTAGGATGCCATGGCTTCTTAAGTATTTCTCCAGTTTCACTATCTCTAGTAGGTAGGTGATAAGACTTATCATCTTCATTCCATTCCGGTTCATATCCAAGCTCATAAGCTCTACGTAGATTATAATTACTCTCGTCCTATAAATTACTTGGTAATGAATTTTTCCAATCAAGGTAAGTTTTACCGGGATTCTACTCCCGGTACTACTTCAACTATTGCATTCTCTATTTAAATGCTTGTCTATCCATAATCTTATTTCTTTACAGGTTTCTTTCCGCCTTTCTTACTTCCACATGCCATAATGTTTCCTCCTAGTTAAATATGTTAAATCATTTTCGTTAGTATACGCTTCTTTCTCAAAACTTATATTTCTATAAGCATTTCCTTTCATAAATAACCTTACTACCCATTCTCCAAAGTATAACAAATAGAATGGTAAGTAAAGAAGTTCCTTCATTTGAGAAGTATGTATCTTCTCATGGTTAATATCCTTATCGGACATTTTCATACCATTACGTACAAAACACAACCCAAATAGATTAATTGCTTTGAAACCTTTAAAAGGTATGATGTTATTATATATTAATTTCATTACTTCTCTCCTGTTACTCTATTCTTCAACGCTGTTTTAGCTTTCAATTTCTCACGTTCCATTGCAGCATCGTCTTTCATCTTCTATAATTCTTTTTGAGATTCTAATTTTTGTTTTTCTAGAGCTACTTTCTTCTCCTCTATCTCTCTCTTCAACTATTGTTCTCTTACCTTATTGTTGAATTCAAATTGTTTAGAAGCTTCATCAGATGCTTGCTTTCTTTCTGCTAATGCCTGAGCTGCAATTTCCATAGTATCTGGTATTCCATTTCCATTCTGGTCCATATTCTCTGCACCTCTATAAGCGTTCAATTGAGCTACAGTAATCTTAGTTGCATTGTTAGAATCAATTTCATATTTCTTGAGATCCATTTCAGCTTCTTTAAGCATAAGTTCTTCTTCTTTAACCTCATTCTGCATCTGCAACATCTATTGTTCACGTTCGGCTTGCGCTTGTTCCATAGCTTGCTGTTGTTCCATTCTCTTCTGTTCAATTTCTTCAAGCTTATTTTTGATCATAGCCACATTATCCATAGTAATGATCTCTGTGATATCAAGTAAGCTAGCTCCATTTTGCATAGCTGGTTGCATGAGATTCTTAAGTGCATCTATTTGTTGTTGATTTTTAGTAGTATCTTCAACAAATACATCATAATCTTCATAGAAGAAGCTGTCTGACAATGTTATAAAGGCCCTGGTGGCATCATCTAATATGTACTGTAGATTTGTCTTATTATCTTTCCAAGCCCACTTAGAAGTGTTTAAAAGCATACTAATGGCTTCTCTCTTTACTTGATTATGAGTCCAGAACCATGGTTCAGTAATATGAGCAGACTATACTACAGATCTTTCTACGTTGCCTACTAATTCATTAGAGGATATACTACCTTCCCTTTGCTTACTTACTCCAGATATTTCAGATAACATAGATTCTATCTTATCCATTAACATAATATACTGATTAATAGTATTAGCCATAGTAAGATCCAACGCTGTAATCTGATTAAATTGAGCAGGCTTACCACCTTCCCTACCCGGTATGTCCCAACCTTCTTCATACGGATTAATAAAATTAACCCCTAGAGCTGACAAATAATGCATCCATTTGGATACATCTATATTCATAGACTTTGGTATCTGAGTAATATCCATATTCACTACTTTGCCTTTATCTCTAGCCATCGCTAATTCTAGACGGTACCATAGTACAATATACATATACTGTAATGGTTTCATCATGCTTACCAAAGATCTAGGTTTACTATTAGTATTATTATATATTACCCCAGTATATGGTAATCTCTAAGCATTAGGATTATCAGCAGATACGAATTGGTACTCTATAGGTTGCATACCGAAGTATAGATCTTCTCCAGCTCTATATCCTTCATATGTCTCTATAATCCATTTCCATTCTACATTTAACTCCATACCAGTAACATTGTAAGTCTCATCTACTACATATTCTACAGGCTCTCCAGTTTCTGGATCAGTTATAGTAACGAAACCTATTTTCTTAAAACCTTGCCAACATGTATGCCATACGCTTATGTTACTCCCGTCCTCAAAAGGATTAGTACTAAAACCATTAATGGTGTGGGTTTTAATATGAGGATAATCTAATGAAGTTTTACGTACCTCAGGATTAACTCCTCCTTTTGCTGAGTCACTCATGAGATCTAGAAGCTCGTTTAATTGTTTTTCAGACAATTTATCATAATATCTATCGTATATGTCAGTAACAGATAGTTTCATTTCATAGACACACCACTGTGCATCATGAATAAATTCTAGATCTGATGTTTCAGTATCATAATCAAAATACAGAGGATTGATTCGTTCTAAACAAGGTTCTCCATTTAATATACCTACATAATAGATTTCTTCTCCTCCTATTAAGGCATCTTTCCAACCTTTGAAGAACTCATGAGTAATATTTAACTTATTCTTTAAATAATTTAGACTATGGTATGCAGTTATTTCGGCAATATCCTTATAGTCTTTACTCATATACTTTTGTATCTATTCTGGAGGCATAATCTCTCCAGACTCTAAAGCTTGTTGATATCTAGCTTGTTCTTCTGGCCCCAGTTTACTCATAATAGTAGCCTGAATATAGTCTATCAACATTTGTTTAGCTTTATCTTGCATTTCACTAGTAGCTATTTCACTAGTACGAACTACTTTGAAATTAAATGGTCTTTTAGTCTCTTCTCCAAGTAACAGGTCTATCTTGGGTTTGATTATATTATAATCCTAAGCCATAGCTGGAAACCCGTCCTATTGTTTAAATGGGTTTGTAACATACTTTAAATCTTTTTCATTGTATATACTATTATACAAATCATAGTATGTCTACATCTCTTCTTTACGAGTTCTATTGTTACCATTTCTAGAACCACCTTGACTTTTACCAATTATATAGTCTACACAACTTTTCTTCCAGTCTTCTGTCTTTTTAGACATAGGTAGTTTCTATAGTGGAAATTGATTGATATTTTTCATAGTTAAAACATATATGCTTTTATATTATCAATAGTATCGTCGTCACGATACCATTCTTGAGTAAAAATAGGGCCTTCAAATAGTACTCTATTTTTATTCTCTTTTTTCTTCTCTTTAACCTTCACATTATAGAGCTACTCTCTATAAATCATCACCTGCATCAACGCCATGACTCTATCAAAGTTTCCTGTATCATTATAGCTTATAAGCTCTTCTAATAGCGGCTCTGACAATATGTTGTGCAGGTTCTTTTTACCAGGAGCCTATTCTTCATTTAACCAGTCCTTAATCAAGCCTTCTCCCCATTGTTTGATCTATTTATTCATGTGGCAACCTTTTTTTCTTTGTACTTTGGAATTACCAACTACATCGGAAATAATATCGGGTTGGTCAGCCAGCAAATAGTCGCAATGCTTAGCAGTAAAATAAGGGAACAAGCCTTTGCGCTCATTCTCGTACATGATTCTGCCATTATAGTATACGGCTAACTTGCGTAAATTTTCATAATACTCTTCAGCTGTAGATGGTCTACCAGTATATTCAGCAACTATAATATCGTAATAGTTCTCGAAACTCTAGAAACGTTTGTATACAAAAGTAGAACCTAGTGAATTAGTACCAGACTAGTCGTGGTCATATGGATCGACTCCTAATATGTATAAGCCCTACGGAGCGTCCTTTACAGGATGTTCCCATATAACAATAGAACCGGTTGGATCATCGTCCTTCTTTAAAGGATAATGAGTTATGTCTCCATGTTTTTTAATAACCCATTTTAAAGTGCCATCTTTTTCCCAAACTAAATCACCAACCTGTTTGTGATTACTTAGACTTTTATTAGTCCTTATTCTAGCTAGTTGTTCTTGTAGTTCTTTTTTAGGGAATATATTACCATTAAATTCAAGCATTGCTTCTGCTGGAGTTATTGGTCGTTCTGCAACATATCTATCAATAGCTGTAGAATTTGTAGCATTTTCTATTACTTTTTTTCTTTCATCTAATATGTACTATAGGGCTGGTTTATATAAAGTATTTCCATCTTCGTCCATATATAAACGATTACCGCTTTTATCTCTTAAATCCATATTAGTATATTGTGGGACAAAGAATCCACACTATTTACTAGTAGCAGTTTCATCCCATATATTATCGAATCCTATACAGTTATAGCCTTCTGGATTATAGAACATGTCCTTTAGTGTTGAGAATTTGCTATCTTCATCACCACCAGTACCCCATATAAGCATAGATGCAAATGCTACACCATCTACTTCAACAGAAGGTCTTGCAATTTGCCAAGCTGCAGATAGCTCGCTCATACTACCACCTTCTTCAAATAGTATTAAGTTTGCTTTCTTACCACGAATCGAACTAGGATTATCCTTTAAAGTAACTCCAATTATTTCTGATTTATATCCTAATTCTACTACATTACCATATTCGTCTTTACTAAAAAATCCAGCACGTTTGCGCATCTATGTGTTAACCGACCTCTTCTTACCCCATGCAGTATTCTTATCTATAAAGTCCATATAGTCCCATGCCTTAGTAAGAATACCATCTTCTGTTAAGTATTGCTTATTAGCAGCATATACAAATGATTTTGAGTTAGGTACTAAATAGTAATTACGACATAACATTGCACCACCTTTATAACTAAAACCTTTTCTACGTGATTTTAGTACACACATGTGTTTTCCTTGGTCTTCTGCATCATTAAATGCAGTAAAAAAGTAGTAATCATAATCCCAAAAGTCTGGAAATGTTACTTTATTCTTTCGTTTTACAGTATAACTACCATCGCTATTAAGTATTGTTTCATTTACAATTCTTGATATAGGACAAAAGTTTAAATAAAAATAGTTATACCCGCTGATGAAATCACCATCATCAGAAGTATAACCGTCGATACATCTACGTTTTTGCTCATCCCAATATTGGAAATATTCTGTTGTTCCAATCGGATATGAACAATAATGCCCTGTAGCTATAAACTACAAGGCTGGTTCTCTAAACTTATCGCTATTTTTTATCTATTTGTTGAAATCTACCATATTATTTCTTCTTAAGTTGCGGGAGTTGGACTTGAACCAACGACCTTTAGGTTATGAGCCTAACGAGCTACCAACTGCTCCATCCCACAGTACTACAGTTTATACAAGAACTCTGTCAAACTTGCCTACTTACGATTAGGTCCATCATGAGCTGTGTTAACTATGAGATTCCTTACATAGCTAGTGACTTAGGAAGTTACGTTGTATGCGTGCCATACTTCACTGTTTTTCAAACGATTTTTGCGCTTCTTCTTTCGATGGATAGTACTTACCAATCCAACTGTTTGTTTGTGTATCCGGGTTATAGAAGTCCACATATGACTGCTTGCACACATAACCCTATTTTTCTTGCAACTAGATACTATCAAGTCTACTCCGTAGTTCATATTTCATGCAAGCTGACTTAAAATCCAACGCCTCAATCACAGCGTGTAACTCGGGTTCGCATGGTGAATAACCATCTACAGAATAATACCCTGTCCATATTTCAAACTTTCTCATGATAATGTAGAGTAAGGAGGTTCGTAAGATAAAATGCCAACGCCTCAGCTATCTTGCGCATTACCCAAACCGTGAATTGACCTCCTTAATAAATAAGTTAAAGGTAAGTAGAGAGTCTTCTTATCATCTTTCAGAAGTTCGGATCTACTCACAGCCGCTGCAAACTTACCCTTATTGGTCCCCCCAGCCTCGACTCGAACGGGCAATACGGAGGTTAGAGCTCCGAGTGTTACCATTACACCATAGGGGAATATTAAGCGGGAGAGGAAAGATTCGAACTTTCAAACCCAAGAGTTTTGTTAGCGACGACTTTAGGGCGCTTCCGTCAATCTACTGCCGTATACCATTCCGCCACTCTCCCGTGCCAGGGAATATTTAATGTCTGTCCCTGTCAGACTTTTAAATATCAAAACCAAGAGAACAGTCTCTTATACCAAGGTTTTCTTTGACCAAGTTTATGTAAAACTGCATACGCTTCTTCCATCTGCTGCCATACTTCTTCTTGGGTTTTATTCATATCAATTACAATATTTACTTGCTTTTTCATCTTATTCAAAATTATATTATTATAAACGTATTGTTTAATTTTGGTTGTCTTTAACTGTATTATCCTGCCAACTCATAAGGATTAACCTTGGCATCTCCCTTTACTTTACCTATAGTTAATTCCTCAGCTTGAACCATAGATTTTAATGCTTCTATACTCTTAATAGTATTAGCTGTAGAACCCATTCCAGCTAGTAGATCTTTGATCTTCTTCTCATCCAAACAATCATCTAATGACTCTTCATACCACTTAGTAACTGAGTCTAATTTGTTCATTTGAGCATCTAGCATCTTTAGTATTCTAGTATTTTGCCAATCTATGTACTCCTGTTCAGCTACCTTTTCTTCTTCAGTAAGTTCATAGCTAGGGTCTTCAAATACTTGCTCTTTTAACCTTATTTCCCTAGTAGAAGCATCCATGCTCTTCTTATATGGACTACTCCACTTGTGCATAAGTACTATATAAGTAATAACAAGCTCTTGATGAATCTTATCTTCTGAAGTATCATGTTCATATAGTCTTTTAAACGCTGGTACAAAGTATAGATCAGGATGAATTACTACTTTACCGCCTACTATATCAACAAGATTCATTTCTTTGTTTACTTAATTTATATTGATACCACTCACCTAAATCATGAATAGCCGCAGGATCTGATATTACCACTACTTTTACTTCATCCTTGTCATTATAATATCTGACACATGTTAGAATAAACTCTCCTGCTTTAACATCAATTACTTCATTAGTAGTAATAACTTGACCATCTGAATCTGCTCTGTATATATTACAGTCTACATTAGTAAGTTTTGGAGTAATAGCATTATTATCCGTATTAAAACTTATTGCTTCTCCATAATTATTCACTAGTATCTTTTCCATTATGCTGCTTTTACAGGTTCACAATCGCAACAACCTCTTTCATTTATTGCTACTTTTCTTGCTTTTCTATCAGCTTCCAGTCTCTCAATTCTTCTACGATAATAGTCCTTCAATTCTGGATTATCTATCACTATGAACTCTTTATCGTCATAGTCACCAGTAGTACTGTACATCTTAAGTAACACATCATACTGTTTTACTTCGATAGTTTTCTTATTACCATTCTTATCAGTTATCTCTAAAATACCATCCTCTGGCATAATATAACGATAGTCAACATCACTGAAGCGACTAACAGACTCGAATTCTTCTTTCTCAAAATCTACTTTGTAGATATTAGCATTATTTACTTTTGCACAATATTTTACCATAATCAATCAATTCTATAACCTAAATACTTCTCTTTATTTAATCTCTGTATTATCGCTAACGCTCTCCTCAGTGATACATTCGGATTCGTGTAGTTTTTCAGGGTCTGATACTTCTGCACTATCTGTTGGAAGTTCTGTAATTCCTGTTCCAGACTCTCTGGTGTTATATTTTTCTTCATATTTCTCAGTTAAACGCTTACACATTAGATCTAATTGTTCTGCTCTATCCATAGCACCAATCTCTCCTTTACCTTCTTGCACCATTAAGGTAGTAAGTTCATCAATAGTATCGTTAGTGAAGTCTTCATAAGTAATAATACCATTTTCGATAACTTTATCCACGGCTTTATATAAAGCCTTCATTCCTTTAGTAAAGTTAACTTGGTCAACATTACTCTTCTCGATGTTCCACATCGCCTTGCTTTCTTCTATTGTCATATTTTTATTTATTAAGGAAGTGTTATGTTAAATTCTGTTTTGCTTTAATTATGCTTTTACTAACACAACCAGCTATCCATCCTACTAAGTAAGCATAACCCTCATTACCATCTTTAAAGTCTTCTGTATACATTCCTAATTCCTGATACATATAATCTGCCGCATGTACTGCTTCGTGTGATATATCAGATTGAGTCATTTCGTCTAAATCAGGTACCTGAATTAATACCCCATATTTACCATCTTCTTTGTTTATTACAGAACGAGTTACCATTGCGTAATCTTTCTTTTGAAAGTCTTCTCTAGCCTCATCATCAGTAAATTCAACTTTACTATCTGTACTTAATAATCTAAAATATTTGTGTAAATCCTCAACTTCTACTGCTACATATAGTCTTCTCGGGTATATCTGAGGATCGTACATGTCTATTTTTGGCATCTTCTTCATATCTTTTCTTTATTTTGAATTTACCTAAGTAAGCAAACATTACTGGTTTAGGATCTAAATCTGTTATAATCTGATTAGTAAATTTAAACGGGCTATTACATATTACTTCAATAACTTGATATGGAATATTATACTTATTGCTTAATTTAGTATATATACTCGTCTAATTTCTCATTCCATTCTACTTTCTTATAATATTTACATGTGGCTAATGTAATAGATCCTAATAATGTGTTAGGTCTTACTATATTTATTAGTGATGCTACATCTACCCAATCGCTACTATATAAAGTATCCTTAGCAAGAGTGCTTATCTTAGATTGTTCTTGTTTATTATACTTACGTATAGGTTCATATATTTCTATATCTTTCATATCATCCGAGGTAAGCAACTCTGTTCGACTAGGTACTATAGTAAACATGTTAAACGGTAGCTGTTTACCTCTAATCTTATTCCACAGTTTCTTGATATACGGATACTTCTTCCATGCTATTATTGTTCCTGCCTCAAGCAGGAATGATCTCATTTTCATCTTTATTTAATCTTAATATGATTGTAATTTGTACTCTATCACCGATTATTTCAGGTATTAATACTTTATTTACCTTCACTTCATCTTCTATTTCACCCTTTACTAGTATACCCTAACTCTTGAATTTAGCTATGTATCTACTCAAATTATCTGGAGTAATACCTAGAGTACGCTTAATGTACTTCCTATTTTCAGCGCTTATTACATTCTTACTAATATTAGGGAGTTTAGGAGTATTAATATCTAAGTCTATAAACGTAGCTAATAACTCTAACTCCCTGTTAGTAAGGTCTAATATACCGTTAAGGCTTTTTAAGAATTCTTTATACAAATCGGTTTTAGATACTTTCTTAACCAATTTATTCATTCGTCAATTCCTCTTTAATCTTATTTAATACCTTAGTAAGGTTAAAATAAACTGTTTCAGCTTCTACTTTAACACACGGTTGAACTTTACCTTCTTTATACTTCTGTGTTACTTCTTTGTAATCATCTTCGTATTGTTTAAGTAAAGAATCAATGAATTCAACAGTAGTGTTGATCTTATCATTTTCAGGTTCAGCATTAGCTACCAGTAAACCTTCCGAACGCAGATCTTCAACAGTACGTTCATCAATCATTGCAGATCTAAAACTATTACCCTCCTCTACATCCATAGTAAAGGCATCAATATCTTCATTCCAAGTAAGTACATCGTTTGCTTTGAAAAAGCCGAAATCTTTCTTAAATGTATATTCCATATTATTTCTTATTTTTATCATTAAGTCCCCATATGGCTAACCATATCATGGAAAAGCAGAGACCCATTACTATTAATTTTTCCATATGCCTATAAAACGTTAGTTGTGAATAATTGTTAATAGCTTTTAACATTTGTTAACAATTAATTAATATATAAAAAGAAAGCCCGACCTAAGTCGAGCTCCCTTCTATTATGCAAAACTTAATTATATATTACTTAACGGCAATAATGTCGTAAGGTTTCACTAATTGGGTATCTTTTACCAGATCAAAATACATTGCAAATTTTTTATTATAAGCAACTGTATCACCAACCTTAAATTTAACATCTGTTAAGTGTGAAGGAATCTGTAGTACAATACCTGTAGCCCAATCAGATTCTACTTCCTTAGTCTCAGTCTTAGTATCATACTCATTAAATCCATTCTCATCTACTTTACCATTAGGTATTTGTTCTGTAAACTCTTTAGTAACCATAGTAGGTGGAAGGGGTTTAATTAAAACATCTTTCAACATACCCCATCCTATTCCATTGACTACTGTTTCTAGTACTTTATCTTCCATATTCTTTTTACTTAGTTTCTAACTATAACGTATTATTTCTTATTTGGTTCTGCTTCTACTATAATATTTCCTCCGTTTGAAGTACAATATGTTACAGCTCTCTGTGGGCATTGTCTACCCATAAAGCAACAACCATCACAAGTACCTAGAGGAGAGCTCTCTATATGGTATCTTTTACCTTGAATTTCTACTACTTCTCTATTCTTGATTATTTCTGCTAATTCTGGATCGTATAGTGTCATACCTAATTGTGTATTAATGTTAAATAAGTAATTTCTAGCTTCTTCTATTTGTTTTCTAGTTACTTTTGTATTCATTCTATTGTTTTACCTTTTCCGTGTTTGTCTAACCAAAGTAAAGCTATAGCATTCCATGCTACTTGTGCTAGATGTTGGCAGCCAGTATCTTCATCTATTTTATTACCTTTCTCATACTCTAGTAAATGCCTAAGTAAAGCAGCTTTATAACGTTGGTATCCGTTATCTAAATTCTGCCAACTATTGTCAGAGTATTTCTTAGCTCCTTCAGTATATACTTTAACAATGTCTTCTATCTCTTCTAACGGTAGAAGATCCCATCTTAATTTACCGTCTTTAAAGTCATTCTTTAATCCTTCTGTCATAAGTATGTATTATCTAAAGTAAGGGATTATATCTGTTAAAATAAGTATTATATTACTACTTACTTAAGAGTATACTATCTGTTTATGCCCCCTTACCCCCATAATAACGCTCATATACTAGGTTTGGTTCCCTTTTCTTTAACATTTATTAACAACATTTAGGGCTATTTAACTACAGAAATTTAACATTGTTTAACAAAAAAATATATAAAATTTTTTTTGGTGATAAAAAATTTGGGGAGAGGTTGTGCGTGTGAGGAGTAGTACAGCAAGTCATCCCCACCTACCAAAAACTGCGGGAAGTCCCCGCCATCATTAATTAAAACCATTTAAAATCATGAACATCTACATCAAAGCCATTATCAGAAGCTGGGCATCTAGTAAATCTCAATTAAGTTTGCATGATTACATTGACAAGTATGTCCTTGAAGATAATCTCGACTACACTGTCGAGTTACATTTAGAATACTGAGGCAATTCAAGCCTCAGTATTCTATTATTGGATGTTTAACTTTTAATTTATATAATTATGGGATTATCTGATTGTATTTTCGAACCGTCTGATCAGGACTACGACTATGTAGACTCTTGGTTCGACTTTGAGTAACACGGCTAACAGGGGCATTTCAGCCTCTGTTAACATCTATTGGGGATAGGTAAGTTCTACTTATGTTAGTAGGTAATAAATGAAGTTTTAGGATAGATTAACATCGAGTCCTATTACCCTTATCTATCCTCATTTGATTAGATTGAACGGTAAAAAAGCTGTTGCGTACTCTTACATTTATTAACATTTAATTCAATTAACTATGAAACAGAGTGAAAAACTGTTGAAGTTGAAAGATGCTGGTACTATACTGATTAACCTAGGCATTCTTGTAATGTGCATGACTCCTGTTGTTATGGTAGCAAGAGAAGTATATGACTTTCATGCTTGGTTGACAGTATGGAGGTGGGGAGTAGGTATAGCTTTCAGTGGGCTAGTCATCCGCATAGCAAGATTCTTGTGGTTGTGGTAGATTAGTCTTGGGCAGTCCTTAGTGGCTGCCCTTTTTATTGCATTTTGTAGTTTAAGATAGAATAGATAGTGTAGATTGCATAAGCTAGCTCAAAGCTGCGCACAGGGGCAAGTCACACACATCTACCAAGAATTGGGGACGCATGAAGAGGAAGGAATAAAGGAGAATTGAAAGCGTAGTTATTGGGGTTCGGTCATGTTCCTAACGATATGCTGTACATTCTCCTCACTCTTTTCCTTCCTTTTCTTCGTCCTTTACTTAGTCATTCAGACTAATATATAGCCAATGTATATACTCTAAAGAAATTAGAGGATTGTGTTATATACATAGCTTTAGCAAGTATCACACAGTACAAACTTGGGTAAACACGTACAGTTTACACCTAGAAGTTCTAAGTTATCTAAGAAACGGATTATAAGAACTTCATTTTTTCTTGATTATTCACCAATAAATATATTTATTATGGCACGTTACAAATTAATGAATGTTCAAATTAAGAAAGTTGGACAAAAACCCGACGGTACAATTGACGCAACTATTAATCCAGACGGAAAACGTCGTTTTATGACCGCATCATTAATACCAACAGCAGGTGTATGGGCAGCAGCAGCCGGCTCATTACCACCAGTATTTGATGAAGCAATCATCAAAATGTATGAACCATTGCTATCTCAACAGAATGGAGGAATTGCACAAGCAGACCAACCATTACCTGATGAGTTAGCATACCTTAACGGAGCATGGGCTGAATGGATTGCACCTGCACCTTTTTACAAGAAATATCTTGTAGGAGTTGCAGCACGTAAACCAACTGCACTAGCACCACAAGGTAGACCAGCTTATCCAGCAGGTCATAAAGTAATGAATGCAGACGGTTCTGCACCAGTTATTTACACATCTATCCGTGTATTTACAATATTCGGAAGAGACGAAGACTTAGGCAACGAAATAGTTTATCGTCCAGGATTCAGTGTAAATGAACTAGGCGTAGCTCAGTTCAGCAATTATTGTGAGTATGTACAACCGCAAACTGCACCAGTAATTGCACCACAAGATGATGTAATGGGAGACACAACAGTTCAGCAACCAGTACAAACCACTGTACAACCGCAAACTGCACCACAACAGCAGCCAACATTTGTACAACAGCCCCAGCAACCACAGGGAGCTATAGTTTAATAAAAGATTGCCACTCTGAAGAGTGGCTTTCTTTTTTATTATCCATAACAACTCATAATTAAAACAGAAACTTTCATTAATATGGAATGGTCACAAATACAATTTGCAGGAGGAATAATCATAATATGTATAATTATATACTATTATTTAAAAGAAAAAGAATAAACAGTAATATAATTTGATAATCAAAAAACTCAATAACTTCCCAAGACATTGAGGGCACCAGTTTCTCTATTATAAAACGTACGCAAACTATCTATTAGATGTGAGTTGCCACTCATAGAGTTTTAGGTGTAAAATGCAAGAGATTTTCTGAAAAATTAAACTAACAATTACACGGTCTGTGAAGATAGTGTAATTTCACATGTATTATTACTTTAATGCAACCGAGGGAGGCCGTGACAAGTCGGTGGACAATGCAGAGTCAAAGTAATTAATTATTATTTATCTTTAACTTATATGCACAGTAAATTATTGATATCTAATAGTTAATAATCCACGTGGTAGAGGCATAGTTAGGTTCGCTATGTGTGCAACTCTTAAAGGTAACTAATCCTAAGCAAGTAATGGAGAATAGGTATTAACATTAATACATGAGAATAATCTCATAATGTGCTTGACAGTATGATACTAACTGAACAATAAGTATCATTTAAAGTAAGAGAAAATGAGATCTTCAAGTAAGATATTCAATATGTCTTATATACCTAATCCTAGATAGCTCTTAGCATAGCTTATAATAACTTTTTCAAATGAGATATCTAATATATCTTATATCTAGTTATTATATTAATGCGCTTACTTTATTTTATTTGATTACTAACTAAAAATTATATAGGGATGTCACGTATTCCAGCTACTACATGTAAAATCCGTGCTAATAAGGTATTGTAGTAGTATTCTCTATCAATAAATACAACCTCATCGTGGTGATAGAGTCTAGTAACATGTTAAAAAACAAACCTTCCTAGTTTGCATGTGAAGCTAATGTATTTAAATTATTTAAGAGTATTAATCAATAATCAAAGTATATATGAAGAAAAAAAACAATTTAAGACATCGTATAGTAATTAACATGCCTTATCCTCTATTAGAAACATTAATTAGGAATAGAGCATTATCCCTTTATATTTCTAATCTAATATCTGATAGAAAAATTAACACACGCTACGAAAACAACATAACTGAGTTCTTTAGTATTAAACCAATAAGTAGAATACTAATATGTTCATTTTCTTGGAATAATACTAAAGAAGGTTACGTATTTTAGGCCGATATCTATAATGAACTCTGTGATAAATGTGGTTCGCAATAATAACTATTGCAGCTACCATTGTAGTAGTGATAGCTGTAGTGTATGAATGTATTATGTTATGGAAAGAAATAAATAAATAATATGGTAGTACGCGTAAAAAGTCACTTTGATATTCTTAACAGAATAAGTAAATTATTAATAGTATCTATAACTATTATAATTATTTGTTATATGTTTAAAGAATATGTTCCTAAAGATCCATATAACTTTGTGGATTTGCAGATACGGTATAAACATTATATAGTTTCAGATAAATTTCAAGAAAGTGAAACTGACTATGTATTTCGTTTAGTAAATCCAGTTACTGATCAAGAATATAAAGTATACGTTACAGATTACTTATATATGAATGTATACTTTGTTGGTGATATCATTAAATAATTATTAACTATTAAAACATTATCAAAATGAAAAAGAAAAGTTTTATCGTACATGACAAAGAGACAGGAAATGAGATTCTTATTGCTTCAGCAGCATTTTGTTATGCTGTAGTAAACGAAGGTGATACTGAAGTAAATACTGAAGACACTACATTTACAGTAACTGAAAGTATCCAGGTTGTTCAATCACTGTACGAAGAAACGGAGGGATAAATGGAAGATAATCAATATCCTATAGTAAAAAAATCGTCTAATGGATGCTTTTGGACGATATTAGTAGTCATTGCATTAGCAATCGCTACTGGAGTAATAGTGTTTATGTGTCATGAACCTATTGCTAAAATTGTTACGTCAGAAGACGAATCAGTTTGCATTGATACTGTGAAAGCAGTAGAGCCTGTATTAACTATACAGGAAGTTCTTAAATTTAGAGAAGACGTAAAAGAGGGAATGCGCATTGATAGTATATTTTTAGCAATGCCAGATGCAATCTTAATTGATATTTTAATGACTCATGGTACATCATTGTCTAATAGAGACATAGTTACCATATATGAATCAAACAAATCTCATTTTAAAGATATACTTAAAGGCGCAGTTATTCAACGTGATATAATTACCCCAACAGATTCTGTGAAGAATCCTCGTGATTCTCTAAAGCGTTAGAGAAAGTATATGCATAGTAGTATTTAACAAAGATTTATTAAGATTAATGGTTAAATGTGAATTTATAGCTAACTGGTTCGTGAGAATAGGTTAGTCTTCAGAAGATGACAAGCCTGTGGGGCGTAAGTAAGTGCATATCTATACTGTACTAAATACGATAAGATAAGTATAGAAATACTCGTATTTGTGCTTACGATCGTGCGGACGTAAAAACCAGGTGAGTTCTAAGACTTAGTTTGACAGCTATTTCTGTATGTACTCTGGAGTAATCCTAAAACATATGAGAGTCATAGAATAAAACTCTAACAAGTAATGTTAAAATTTGATTTTCTTTATTAACACAAAGCGTTAAGTGCATTTGAAATCATTTTAGTATTAGTCTCAAAGTTATGGTATTATAACTTGAATCATTCGTTAACAGATGTGTTTCTTACTCTAGAATACCCTAGAGTAACGTCATCAATTTTATTAACTAACAATTTAAAGCCTATGTAAAATGAATAAAAACAAGAGGTATGTCACTTCTGTAACACAGCATAGTGACCAATTTCTGGCAATCCTATTAGGATTAAAAAGCATACTAGGAATGCCTATAAGCATAGCTAAACCTATAGCTAGAAGCAAACCAGGTGTAACAGTGGAGTTAAATCCACACTTTGAAATTAACTCAGAATTATCTACTGATGAAATTAAAAATCAGTTAGATGAATATGAGATAGAAATAACAATAATTAATCAATAATTATGAAAGCAGTATTAATTTTAATCAATGGTAATTACCGAAGTAATAAACATGAAGAAGATTTGATTAAAGATATCATATCTACTGTGTGTACTAATACAGATGCTGAAGGAGCAAATGCTCTTAATGTAAAGACATACGATGAAACTGATTTACTTAAGTTAATGATGCCTAATATAGATGATAACACATTTAAAGGCGTAGATACATTTAAAAACAAATTGATATCCTTCTGTAATAAGATACATGAAACAGTTGGAGATCCAATATTGTTTCATACTGATGAAGACTTTAAACTTGAGTTTATCAAGTATTTTGTAAATGACAGTACGTTTAGAACTGATCATAAAGAAGTCATAACTTACTTAGTAAAAAGAGTAGGAGTAAAAACTAACAAATCAATTGTAATAAATATTCTAAAAGATTTTCATCTAGAGAATATAGGTAAGTATATAAAAGAAATCAACGACGTAGTAGAACTTGTTTAATATGGGAAAAGATAAGGAGAAAGAAGTAAAAACTAAGACGGAATATAAAAAACGTCCTAAGCATAAGAAAATGGAACCTTATAATCGTAAAAAGGCATGATTAAATTAAGTAAAGAAAAACCTTATGAAGACGCATGTAAAATACTAGGTCTTCATCCTGTAGCTAATTATAAAAGCTATAAATTAACAGATGAAACTAGGAATTTCATCAAGTTAGAAACCATTGCAAAAGCTTTAAATGAAGGCTGGAAACCTACAACAATGGATCCAAAAGAGATAAGATATTATATATGGGGCTGGAACTATACAGATAATAGAAAACCTTCCGGTTTGCTCGTTCTGTATTCTAGCAGTGCTTTCGGCGATGCTTATGCCTATGTCGGTACTTCTTTGGAACTTAAAGACAGAGATACAGCAAAAGAATTTGCAAGAATATGTAAGCCTATGATTGTCAAACATTTATTTGATCGAGATGATCATGAAAACTTCGAATTCAATTTCTAACGAATGTCCTACACAAGATAATATTATCAACTGTAGTGAATGTGATCTTGAGTGTAAACTCAGAATGGCAACGAATAACAAGCAAGAGGTTCCGCCAGAGCCTCTGCCCGCTGTTATATATTACTAATTAAATTGTTAGTATGGTGGATTCCAATCAACCCGAAAGAACTGTAAATATACCAAAACCCTAATACATATTACTATGTAATGGCTATTCAACGGCAATCTGTAGATTTACAGATAAAGGGAGAGAAGGATAGGGGTTATCTGTAGAATAAGAGATAGAAATATACAGAACAGTTCTTTTTTAATTTAAAACTTAGTGTTAATTAATAATAGTATCAATCTTTAAACATTATCAAGAAATGGCAAAAGAAGAAGTAAAAGTAGCAGATATTCTGTCTACTGAAAACATCGAGGATGTTATCAAAAATGGTGCAGTAGTAACTGCTGAAATTGCAGAAGCAGCTGCAAAGAAGGTTGCAGAAGCAAAGAAAGAGCAGTTAACGAAAGAGTTAATTTCAATTGTAAACAAGGCGGATTATACGCATAAGCGTATGGTATTGTCTATGAAAAAGACAAAGAAAGAGGCAAATATCAAAGTAGAATACTTAAAGAAGTATACTGCTCTAGTAGAAGATCTCAAATCCGGCAATGCAACTCTATCTACTACTGAGTTCCAGAAACAGGCAACAGAAGCCAAAAACATTGCAGTAAAAGCATTGCGTGAAAACGACAAATGGTATGAGGAAACCTGTGATGCACTCGACAACCAGTATCCGGAAGCAAGATACAGTTGGCGTTATGACGATGCAATCGTCGGAAGATAACAGCCACACAAGGTCCAGGAAAGATACTTGAATAATAGAGATATTAATTCTATAGAGAATCCGAAGAAGATTGAAAGCAAATGGTGAGATCCATATACATCGGTATCTATAATAAGCAGCTTCATCCTGAATTGACAGGAAACAAACAAATGTACGATAGTGAGAACTATTCAATACTGGAGTTGGACTAGAAAACGTGCCACTGATCAAGTGCCTAAGATCGTGAGGATGTATTATAATAATTGCGCAATATATAGTATTGAATCTATACTCAAAGAGTATATTATGCAAATAGCATTCTTATGATATCAAATCGGCAAACATTATAGCAAATGTTGAGTAGTAATACTTCTGTACTAGTCTATAAATGATCAGTTATCAAAACTTATAAGTAAAATAATTTAAAAGACCAAAGGCTATGTAGGTTTGGTCGTCTACATAGCCACAATTGACTGTTAGGTCTATGAATCAGTTGTAAGACGAGGGTTCGACTCCCTCATACTCCACGCTCACCTAGAGCTTCAAAGCAATACTAAGGAAAAGAACTAGGGTATTTGATCGTGTTCTACCGTGCGCCAAGTTCTTAAATCTTAGAACGGTAGATTCGGGGTATTATGGTTTTGATTGCAACAATGTGAAGTAGAATAGGTCAATAAGCAGATAACTGGCAATACAAGTTATGTAATGGATTATACACGCTTAGTAGCGTGAGATAAACCAAACGGCTAAGCTAATGTCGTAAAAAGCCCGGTTGTAACTAGCCGGTAGTTAAGTCTACTTTAAAAATTAGTGAGGTTAAGCATATCAGGCTAGATCAGACGTAAGAGCTGTAGAGGGTTCAAATCCCTCTAATGCTACAAATAAATTAAGTTTAATCAATAAATTAATTTGAAATGGGATTAATGGACTTTATTAGAGCTAATCTACCAGAATCTTGGGAGAAAGCCGCAACTGAACTGAAGATGAAGACAGAGTTAATAACTCGTCTACATGCAAATGTTCCCAGAATTTATAAGAATAAATATCATTATAAAGAGGGAATAAACTACATTCGTGGTGTATTTAGATCAACTTGTGCAATATACTATTTAGTAGACGCAACAGATATTGATTTAAATAAATGGAAAGTATTAGATGATAAAATCAAAGAATACATAGAAGCATGCAGATAAGATATTTTGCTTGGTTTGAATCCAAACATGAAAAAACAGAGTTTATCAAATTATTAAACTCTTGCCGCTCAGACATCGAGGCAATTGCCAAGATTATGAAATTATATCCTGAACTTAAACAATATGAAGTAGCGGGTGTAGTAGATAACTTTAGAAAAGAATTGAATAAACTATGAAACTAAATCATCCTGGAATTTACCGTATCATAGGAGAAGATTTTGAACTTCTCGCAAATGTTATTGGTGAAGCTCCAATGCTACGCATACCAAATGCGTTAGTAATGAATGACCTTATTCAAAAAGGATTATTTCATGTAGTTACTGAAGAATCTTATGAGATTCAAGCAGTATTAACAGAACCTGATAAATTTATATTCTTTGAATATGAATACTCAGAGGTTTGTGATCTACCCTCTCGTCGTAAATCAACTCGTGGAGTTAAAATGCCAGATATAACTGATGAACAATTTGAGGATTTCACACAAAGATATATTGAAGATGCTCGTACTCCTGGCAAAGGAATATGGGCAACCAAAATGTATATCGTAAGTAAAACAGAATGGTCTATACCACAAGCTCACGTTATTGTGTTACAGATTATCAATAAACTAAGGAAACATGGTCGCATATAGTTTAACTAATCGAGTATATACTCCTTGGGGAATACAGTACAAGAAGTTTAATTGGAGAGAAAGCTGGAGAATTTTTCTTAACCTCAGAGATAAAGAAGTTAAGAACAAAACTTTCAGAGATACTAAACCGATTAATCATATAATATATTGGTTCGATACTAATGTATTATGTAAAATAAACTGTGAAAAAAAATCTACTTTAGACGTGAGAATAAGAATAGTTTGTGGAATGATTAATAAGATATCACCTAATACCCTATCTCCTGATTTAAAAAGAGAATTCATGGAGTGTATATGGGATTCCTATAAACAATTCTATCAAAACTATATGAATTGGTATTGCCACTGGATTGTAGGTGTACCATTCTAGGATATAGGGCTTTGATTAGCCCTATATTCACTAAGAAATAGATACAAGTTTTTATCAAACTTATATCTACTAGAGCCCGTAATTATGACAGATTTAGAAAAACAACAGATTTTTGAACTGATCAAACAGGCGAGAGAAGGCAAACAATCTGCCTTCACAAAGCTTTATAATAGATTTGAAAGAACTATATATCTTACTATATACAATATAGTAAAGAATAGAGATGTAGCAGATGATTTATTATCTATTACATTTATTAAAGCCTTTAGTAAGCTAGATAGTTATGTTAACAATATTTCATTTGAAATGTGGTTAAAAACTATAGCTATAAATAGTAGTATTGATTATATCAGACGTATGAAAAAAGAAAAAGCGAACTATTGGATTGACGACGATGCCAACTCTTTGCAATTGAGTAACCAGGCCAGTTACTCTCCAGAAGACGATTATGTCTTTGCAGAGACAAGTGATGCTCTAGATAGTGCCTTGTCGCGACTTCGTTTTAAGTACAGAAATATAATTGAACTACGAACTGTTCAAGGTTTGTCTTACAAAGAAATCTCTGAACAATTGGGACTTTCTGAGTCTCAAGTAAAATCTCAGCTTAATAAAGCTAGAGATAAATTAAAACAATTGTTAAACAACAACTAAATTTACTAATTATGACAGCAGCATGGATTATTGTGTTACTTATAGTAGCATTTGTTTGTACTCGAATTTTTCGTAGTACAAAAATGTGGTGGATATTTATGTCTGCCATTATGGCTGGTCTATTAGTAGGTATGTTGAGTAAAGAAGCTGTAAAACAGTCTAAAAAGACAGGAATAACAGCTTCTATTACTCAGCTAATTGATATTGTTGACAACGGAAATGATGCATGCACACAGTGCGTAGTAACAGTGACAGAAGGTTCTATTAGCCGTCCAGGAGCTGTGGGTTACATTGCATTATTTACTGAACCGTTTATGTCAGACGTATTAGTTAGCAATCATATCACTAAGGGACGAGATTCACCTGATATAGAGGATGATAGTTGACCTCTCTAAAACACTATTAAATTAACTTATTTACTAACAATTTAAAACATTATCAAAATGTCAAAGAATAATAAAGAAGGAAATGCAGCAAAAGTTGCAACTGCAAAAGTAAGTCTAGCTGACAAAAAATTAGCTGATACTAAATCAAAGAATAGTAAAGCTGAGGATACTCAGCAAGTAGCTGATAATACTTCAGCAACCCAGGAGAAGAAATCTGCTCCAAAACCTGCAGCAAACTCTAAACAAGAAAAGAGTCAGGAAGTTTCTAAGAAAGAAACTAAGAAAGAGGAGAAGAAGGAAGAAAAGAAGCCTACCCAACAAACGGCTGATAAAGGAAAGAAAAGTCCAAAGATTCCTACAATAATTCCAGAAGTAGAAGAAAAAATTGGTAAAATATCTGCAATAGAAAATGGAATCCCTATTGGATCTAATCGCTCTTCTGCCGATGCGAAAGCAATGCTTGCATATGTTGGTTATCAACGATTCATTAATAATGAAGAGTATAAGAACCAAAGTCCAGAATCATATGCAAATACAGCTCGATCTATCGACGCAGTATGGTTGCTTGGAATGATTGATATCAAGAATGAATTTGCAGAACGATCTGCTGCTGGTGAGTTTGTATGTAAGCTACCGGCTGAACAGATCTTCCGATTGCAGGACATTGCAGACTCTCTTGGTATTACCTTAGCTGAACCTAAAGCACTTCCAGGAAAAGAGAATGAAGGTCAATTAGCAATTGATTTCAATTCTCCAGATACTAAAATTCCTGAAGAGTTAAAGGAAAACAAAGCTGAGGCTCCTGCAAAACCTGTCTCGCTTGATCCTAAGGACATTAACTCTCTTGAAGAATTAGCTACTGTCCTAGATCACCTTATGCGTAAAGATCGCAATATTGCAACTAATATTGTTAACACAGTTGAATGGTATCGTGTATACTGTATTAACAAAGAAGATAATGCGGAAAAGAAAATTGAACTTGACAATCGCACTGTAGCAGAGTGGATTGAAGAGATCTTCCATATTATCAATAGTGTTCCACTGATGAATGGTCTTGGACGTACAGTGTATTTATATACTGCTGCACAGGGTTCTCCGGTCTCCGCTCATTCCTTACTACATAAGCACATGGCACCATGTGGTTGGAGTGAAGAACAGATTGCAAGTACTTTAAAAGTACTGTTGCAAGAAAACTTCCGTTATAAGCTTAAGAGTGATGAAAATCTGAAGGCAACTGACGATAAAGCGCTTCAAGCAGTAATTGGAAATGTTGGTAGAAAGTATATTGATGATTTATTCAATACTATTTCTGCTGGTGTAACATCTAAACCAGGAGATAAAGACTACAGTGAACAACAAGAAGCACTCAAACTTGCAAAAAAGCAGTTTGATCTCGTAAGTCAGAACTATTTTCCAGAAGGGCAGCATCCATCTAAAGATGAAGTTCGTATGAAGATAGGTCAGATTATTAATCTGTATCGTGATCCTATGGATCGTCTTGCAGAATACGAAGAAGGTATAATTACTCCTACTACAGGAGAGTTTCCTCCAAAAGAGGATAAGGTTGAAAAAAAAAGCTAAGCTGGATCCTTAAAGTTTGGAAACAAATTATTACCTTTAGAAAGTTATTCACTAAATCATCATCAAAATGAATAGTAGAATCGTATCAGTAGTACTAATGTTCTTTGCAAGTATTTATATTGGCTGGAATTTAGTAAATACTACTGAAGTAGTACAGGCTCAGCCTGTTATTCCTTCATATTTAGAATTAATGTCTATGACACATTCTAAAACAGAAGAGAAAAAGTCCGCGGGTATAGATACAATTAATGTATCAGTAGATATTAGTACCCACGAAGTATCCGTAAATGGAACAACGGACGCAATTGTAAATGTAACAACTACAGGAGAAATAAAACCTATAGTTAAATACAGAACCAAAGTAAAAGAAGTAAATACAGGGTTTCCAAAGGTAAGTAGTATAGCTAATTTACCAGAAGACACAAAACCACTTTCTCCTTTTACTAAAAAACAATAGTGATGAATAAGAAAAACTGCATTATGTTAAACAGTATGGCACGTCTATCGCGTATCATACGTAACATTAAAGAAGCTAGACGAAATTTAGATTTCGTAATAGACCAATCAAACTACTTTATTGTGCAAGGACAAAGTACTAACTTAATCCAAGTACAAGCTAAAGCTAGTTGCGAGAATATCTTATTCGTAGAGCAGTACTTACGTTTGTCTGTAAGTGAGATTTGTGTTCGCTTGGACGGTTTTGACCCAGGACGAATGGATCCAGTTGATTATATCAGTAGTAATGATATAAAAAATGGCATAGTAGATATATGCAGAGATAAGAAAATAGTTGCAAATATTAACTTATCTTCAGGAGAAATTTTCTGTATAAAACCGAAGCAACTTAGTGTAGGGGAAGATAAACCCTCAGCGGAAAAAAGTTAATGATAATAACCGCTATATAAATACTATAATTATATCATAGTTCGAGAGGAGTAAAACTGTAGCGTAAATCACTCCGGCAGTCACAGGAGGAAGTTTTAAGTACTACTGCGTCAGGGAGTTTGTATTCATTTATACATAGCCCGAAAAAAGACAGAATCCGAGAATATGTAAGAAGTAGTTATGAGATGCTTCGTAGCGGCTAACACCGTAAGATACTCAAAAGGTAGGATAATAACTTATGCTGGTGAAAAAGGTATAAGAAAGCAGGAGAGGGTGAATAGCCTGCGCTGTTAATATGAGAACCGTCTGGTGATTTAATAGTGAAGAACCCGTAATATAGGAGCAACAAGAAGATACCCTAGTTACAAATTAATTCAAACAAGAGGAGACTGAATCGCAGCAATAAACAAATAAAACTGTAAAAGATAAAGTCCTTAATCCTCAAAAAGAGAACGAAATCTCTATATTCGTATGCGTCAATCAAGATGTGACTCAAGAAGGAATATGAACACGATGCTGAAACAAGAGCAAAGGGCTCTTGAATAATCCCTTGGAAAAGGATTATTGAATAATATTATGGCTGACTAACGCAACAAGCGGGTTCCAACCTCGCTTCATACAAAAGCGTAACTATGCGTCCTGATTGGAAAAATAGGCTAACTCTAGTGTTTTTATGATAACTGGTTCATAATATAAAGGGAGTAATTACTGATACTAATGTAAGGATAACCGTATTATGGTACATACTTATACAAAGTAAAGATATGAAGGCTGGACATGCAATGATCCGGGGAGTGAAGCTACGTGCAGATCCATGATCCGACTGATTACCAGGGAGCAGGAGCCAATCCTGTGCGCTACCGTAACTAGCGTGCCGCAAAAGAATTTACGTATAAGGGATGAGGTATATGAGATTGATACCGTCTTTCAAGTCTAAAGTGACTCACGTGCTTATTCGTTCGTGTGAGTATAATTGAATGAGGAATGAATAGACAAAGATGTCTAAGCGGTTTGAGGGCGCAATAACCCTGATTCTAGTTGTCACGTACCTTTAGCAAGTACGATTATGACATAAAATAATACTAAGGAGAAGCTTTGGAACTCCTTCTAAAAAACAGCAGAGCTTATACCTTTCAAGATATGTAAAAGGTGTATTACTAGATTATCACACTCATTCCAGAGTAGGAGATATTAGTAGTGGTCAAAAAACAATAGATTAACAAGTAAGAGCCAAGCTGCTCCAGCTTAGAACCCTGGAACCAGAGAGGTAAGATTGTGAACAGATGATGTTACTCTACTGCATCTGAAAGTTAATGCCGAATAGAACCGGCCTAGTTAAATCTGTTCTAAGAGATAGTTAACATATTATTAATCGACGCATAGTGAAGGAAGGCTATGGTCACATATAATTAAGGAAGTTCAATGATAGTACAGAAGTGGCAAATTATCAGTTGTAAGATAGACCGCATGGAGTACGAGTCACCCTTAGACTGCCAACCGTTACGCTGACATTAGACACTCCTAAAACGTTTACCGCAAATAAACGTGTAAAGAGAACGCTGAATCGTTAATAACCTGCAGCCAATCACCCTGTCTCGGTAGATTAAAGGGCTAAGTACATTTTGACTCAATAGCAAGAGCAATTGAGCAGCAAGGAGATGATGAAGGGTGGAAATCCCAGTATTCGCGCAGTATAAATAACAAATCCGAGAGGTACAAGTGGGCCATGCTTCAAGCAATGGGCTTGTGAGTTTTAGTAACGTTTAGATAAAACGACCTTCAATCGCATAGATTGTCGTATCCGGAAACACTAATAGGCTGAAAAGATGCCATTGACTTAGTTTTCTATATTGCATCCAATCGCGATATAGAATTACGGTGAGAGGTGCGCTAAGCATCGAAAGAATTGAATCTTAGCCGTCGACACGGGACGATAAACATTTATCAATCTTTGCCATATTTTTTATCAGAGATTTTATCAGAAGATATTTTCAAATAAATTGACATTTATTCTATTAAAGCTTAGTAGATTATGTGATTGAATTCACCATTACCATTATTGTAATGCTATAAAATAATCGAACAGTAGAGAGCATTAACTTATTATTAACTTAAAAACTAAAAATGATCCGTATTGGTATATCAAGTACGGAATCAAGAAGGGAACATTTTTTATGGAACAAAATAGTAAAATACAAATGGTTACTCCTAACACGGAGTTAGCTTCTATTATGGCTCGATATCGGCAAGTTTGTAAAAAGTATGGAGAATACTTTAGTAGCCAGATCTATACAATTGTATCGCACAACCCAGATCTGAAATGGAAAGAAGATGTTCAGAATGACAAGAACACTTTACGGAAGGATGTCCGGATTTTCATAGTCAAGCCTATTGATATTACAGGTATTGAACTTTGTGAAAAGGACTTTGACGGTCATCCAAAGGTAATTCTGAATCCGAAGTCTCAGGATCCATCACTAGTATTTGATCTTGCTGAA